TCATCGCTGCCAGCGATGCGCTCTCCCGAGTGTGTCTGTTTCACTACCATTTATCGAATTGCAGAATTGCGTGATATGCAGCTTCACGGTAATATCAATATCACCCTTTTTAACAATAACTCGATCAATCATGGCCGCTAGCAGCATCTTCTTTTTTTCTAGCGGGGCTGAATCAAATACTTCTTTCCATGATGGAATAGTTTTTCTTAATAATTCCATCTCGCTTGTCTCTATTTTCTTTGCTAATAGTTTATCCTCAATTTTAGCTATAGATAAGGTTAATTCGTTTAGTTCATTGTTTTTCTGATCCATCAATGCGTTTAGCAGATCAGGTTTAAACGAGCTTTGTCCCATTATGGATTTAGTGACTTCTGCAGTCAGAGCTTCCAACTCACTCTGCTTCTGAATGAGTTCACTTTGAAATTTCTTTAATTCTTTCATGTCGCTGCTAACGTTTTTCTTGAGAAATGAATTAATCTCTTTTGCAAAATCAACTTGTTTGAGCTGCTCTAAATACTGGTCAATTTCATCTAGCACCACTGTTTCTATTTTGCTTTGAGCATAGAGCGTTTGACCGACGCAATCCTTGCCGCTCGCCTTGCCACTACATCTATATTTTGGAGCCTTCCACACTTGCATTGTTCCATTCGCCAGTTTATATTTTTTTTGATTATATGTTGTTGTTAAGGGGGCGCCGCAATAACCGCAATTGACCATGCCGACAAGCAGCAAGGGGCTCTTACTTGTATTAATATGATATCCGCGTTCAACCGTGGATTTCTTTTTAGGCGCTCTCATTCCCCTCTGTAATTGCAAGCGATCCCAGCGCTCCTCCTGAATAATAACCAGTTCAGGAATTTGTTTCTTTGATTCAACCCAGTCCTCAGGTTTTTGCATTGTGAAGACTCCCATTTCACTTCTTCTTTTCCCGTATGCAGGATACCCTTTATAAAGCGGATTGCTTAGGATGAAATTGATTGCTCTGGCCGTCCATTCACCGCCTGTTGGCGAAGGTATGAACGGGTTTCTTTCTAAATTCATTAACTTGGCAATTCTTTTTCCGCCTAATCCATTCTCGCCGTAGCCATATAGTTCGTCAACAATTTCAGATTGCTCCGGTAAAATTTCTCGTTTGAATACTTCTTTGCCTTTCTTATTGAATTTTCCTGATGGAACTAGCTTATACCCATATCCCGCAGTTCCGCCTCTAAACAAACCATCTTCGGCCATTTGCTCATGATTTTCGTTTACGCGCATCGAGGTTTTCTTACTCTCGCCACTTGACTGCCAAAAGCGAATATAATTAGTTAAATCATCAGTGTGGTCCTCGAATTTTTGCTGGCCCTCCAGTACAGACCACATTTCAATCCCTTGTTTGACGAACCACTTTAAAACGAAGGGGGTTTCATCCTCTTTCCTTCCCAACCTGTCAAACATAAATACTAGCAATACATCATATAGGCCTTTTTCTGCATCACTCTTAGCCTCTTGGAGTACGTCCCGCTTGCTGGCGGAAACCCGGAACCCCGAGACTGCTCCTTCTATGTATTCTTTCACAAAAACCCACTCGGGTTTGCTTTGGATAAAATCGGAACAAGCTCGCCGTTGCATAGGTATCTCGTCATCAGTAAGCTGCTTTTTGCTCGACACTCTATATAGGCATGCAACGCGTAATTGTTTAAATGAATTCTTATTTATCGCTCCCATGGATACGACCTCCGGTTGTGTCTGTTTCACTACCATGAAATCATATCAGTTATTTCAGAAAAAAGTAATCTTGTATTTTTTAATTCAAAAATGTATACTAAATAAAGTTGTTTCAATCTGGGGCGTTAGTTCAGTGGGAGAACGCTTCGCTGGCAGCGAAGAGGTCAGGGGTTCGACCCCCCTACGCTCCATATATCAAAAAAGGTCCTTCTTAATTGAAGGGCCTTTTTTTTGTTTAAATACTTATTTCAAGCATTTGTTAGTAATGGTTCATTAATGGAAATTTAAAGTCAAAAGTGCTAATTCTTGTCATGTGAATGCCACCTATAGATAGAGAGATAAAGAGCAGCACCCGACACTAACCGATACCCATTCCGCGCAGCGCAAGGGTAGGACAAGCGGGCAGACTGCTCTTTTCTTTGCTCAGACGCTCACAATCGCCCGCAAGCGGATTATAGCCGTTGATCCTCAGCAAGTCAGCGGCGAAGTTTCGTTCTCCGTAAATCGCGATTGTGGGCGTCAAACAGCTTACCCGTACTGCCGGATAGCAACCGGATACTGCATGAGGAGGCGAGAGCCTTCATTCAGGTAACACGACTTTACGGGACATCATTAGGAAGGCGGTAGGCAGTTGAAAACGGAAACTGAAATTATCAAGGAGCTGAAAGGCTACAAGATATTGGCTCACAAAGTAAATAGGCTTTCGCTTTCAACGCCGTGCTCTTCTGAAACTCGAAATTTAACAAAGCTGAAATCGCAGATTGACGAAGCTATCCAAGGCATGGAGTCGTTGTTCCCTGATTACGCCAAACTTCTCCGACTGCGCTATATAGATGGAAAGAAAGCTGATTTCGTGGCTGACAGCCTACATGTGTGTGATAGGACATTCAGGCGTTGGAAGCAGCAAGCTTTAGGACGATATGCCGACCTGCGTTGTATTGGATGATTAACCATATCGTTGAACTCAACGGAATGGCACATAAGCAACGAACACGCCGTTTCTGGAGCTGCTGGGTCTGACATAGCCCCCAGCTCTTTGCCCCCCCCTTTTCGCGCCGCGATCCCAGCGGCTAAGATACGGCTCGGGAGCGCATCCGACGAGCGTTGATAATCGTCGGGCTTATATAACACACTCCTTTAACTCAGTGGTTAGAGTTCGGTTTTTTTACAGCCGCGGTCGCTGGTTCGAGTCCAGTAAGGAGTATATATTTTACAGCGAGCCTTCGGGCTATTTTTTATATAGAGAGGAGTTAAAAAGGTGACTTTCACTTTTCCCGAGGATACAAAAAAACGTGCTGGAGCCGTTAGATTAACTCCTGACGGCCAAGAATATTATGTCCCAACTGTATTATTTATGCCGGACGGCGAAACGCCTGTTGATTTCGGGGGCGCTCAGCCGCCAGTAGACGTTGTACTGCAGGATAATTCAGATCAAATTGGCGGCGGGACGTCATATGCTCCATCAGATGGTAATGCAGTTTTGACTTTTTCGGTGCGCGGTACTAGCACGGCGAGAGAGATTAATTTCGAGACTGCGGATGCATCCGGTGTATACATGGCTTGTACGGCATATAGCCTCACAAATCCGACGATATTCGGGCCGACAACAACGGACGGCGACGACACGGCTCCGACTTTTTGGCAGGTGCAAGTTCCTGCGGGGTGGTCATTTCGCGCCAGTATTTCGGCCGTTTCGGGAGGAAACGTAACGGCCGAAGGCAAGGCGGTGATTGGGTGAGCATTGATTTTATTGCTCGGGCGATGGCCGCAGCGGCGTTGGGAAAAGAACTTCAGGAGATTTACGGACAATCGGATGCACTTATCCGGTCCCGTCTGGAAGAATCAAACCGGGCGCATGGCGGCGTAATCGGCACCAACGGAAAAGGTGCGGTCGCCCTTACATTTGACGATAGCCCGAATTTCATCAAATCCAACATGCTGCCGGAGTTGACAAGCAGAAATTTTCCTTTTTCGCTTGGCCTAATCGCTGACCCAAATAACCCGAATAATAGCAACATTACTAATGGGATGGATCCGAATAATCCGGGCGACCTCCAGCGTTGGAGTTGGCGCTATGGCATGGAGCTTTGGAGCCATTCCATGACCCACACGACGCCGAATACAGAGGCCGATCTGCAAGTGGAAATTGTTGACTCTAAGGCGTTGATTGAGCAATTATACGGACTTAAGGTAGCGGGATTTATTCAGCCTGGTGTTACGCCGTCTGGCTTGTATAACAATCTGGACAAGGACAAGGAGATAACAAACTTCTTTTCGCCGGCCGGTCGGATGCTACGGGAAACATACGCGCATTATTCTGCGTACATCGGTAGTATCTTGCGGAGGATTCCGACGGGGTCTTTATTCGGTGCTTCACGCATGACGGTGAGCCCGCTGCCAGTTGGACAGACAAGCGCGCAACACCGCGCCAATGTAATCGCGCAAATCAATCTGTGTGCTGCACTCAAATACGGACTTGCCTTACTGATACATCCGCAATGGATAGATTATAACAATACAAGCTTCAGTAACTACATGAATTTATCTGATCTGCAATTGATTTACGATGCAATCAAGACAAATCGCGACAATGAACAACTTGAGGTGCTGACATTGAGCGGGCTTGAGTTTGCGGACCCGTACACAACGCGCCGCGCCGATCTGGCCGCCGAAAACGGAATTGGATTCGCCGGCATTTCGCAAGGGAGCCCAGGATTTTGGTCATTGACCACCGTTTGGAGCGACAAGACATTTCCGGCGGTTGGGCATTGGGGTACGCCGTCGATGCTCCAAGACAATAGTCAGAGCAACAGCGGAACGAACGCACTTCGCGGACAACTAAGTAATTTGTTCGCGTTTCCGGGCGAAACATTTGAATTTTCCTGCAAAGTTCGCTCGACCGGGGCAACCGCGCAGTCCATACGCCTTATTTTGACCGCTCAGAACGGCGCTTTTATCAGCATCCAGTCCGGCGGTTCATGGGGGGCTATAATGGCTCCTACTGGAGATGGTATGACGGTTCGTCTACCCTTTACGATGCCGAAGGACACAACCTGGTTACGCGTGGAGATCGGACGCGGGCAAGGCGCAGCAGGTTCGGGCAACGGTTTAGAGTGGGCGGATATAAAAATAAAAAGGATATGAGGTGAGCGTATGCGCGGTAATCTAGCTCTAACAGAGGCGGCGGGCGATGACAGTCTTGTTATGGGCTGCATCCGGCTTAGCGGGAGCATCGCGCTCACCTTGTGTCTAAGAGGTGACACTACCGTGGCCGAGAAAAATCAAAATTTTTCAATGTTCGCAGGCGAATCGAAAAAGGTCATTGTATCGGTTACGGGTTGCGGCGGCACACCAGCGAACATTGAAGGCTCGAACGTACAGTGGGTGCTAAAGGAAAACCGCTGGACTGTCGGCAACCTTGTTGATAAGGAACTTAATAACGGCATCGAGGTATCTGATAACACACCGGGACAATTCACCTTATTCCTCGAGCCCGAAGATACCGAAGGATTAAGCGGACTGTATTACCATGCCGCAGAAATAACGGACTTATCGGGTAATATCTCGACGGTTTTTGTCGGGTATATAACAATAACTGAGGATGGGGTAAGGATCTGAGCAGAATATCGTAAAGATTTAGTGTTCCAAGTCCTGTTCCGCGTGTGCCTGAAATCCCTTATACAGCAAGGGCTCAAGGTGTTCCAAGTTCCGTTCCAAGTTGGTCATTTGAATGGTTGATTGATCTAATTAATGGTGAGAGATGGTGAATAAGTGGATCTTTATGTCGTAGCAGCAGACATCGAACAAGTTAAACGAATTTGGCCGAGTATCAAACATCGTTATATCAACCATTCCGAATACAGAAAAATTAATTTTACGGGTGTGAAATGCGCATGGAGCGGTTTGTCTCCGAAGAAAACAAAGATTTTGTTGTGCGGGGAATATTGGAGGAATCCTTCTCTTGAAACAGATAATTTCAAGCGTGTTCTCGAAAAAGCAGCAGGTGTTTTTATTGAATGAAGATCACTATTGACATGAGTCTGAGTATATATGTATAATGATCTCGACCTTATACGCTCTAAAGTTACAAAGCTCGTATGCTTTTAAGATCTTTAATACGTGCTCGCACGTTAGGCGTGAGCTATAGCGCACACGCTGCACTTGATCTTTAATTTTTAAGCGAATTGAGAGATCATTTAAAATATACGGTCAGGCCGCGGTTTATTCAGCGGATGACCCGGGTGAATGCCGTTAGGCAGAGGGCGAGGAGCCCTTTTTTCTTTCTCCATTTTTCTTTAAGGTGTTTCTTTAAAAACCGTCGATGTAGAATACGTGCTCTAAAGTATATAGAGGGGTACAATAAGACCCCTCAAGATAAACATTGGACAACATGAATGACTTTGATAAGATGGATGACGCCAACATAAGGAGGCTTCGTTAGATTGGATAAATGGGAGTCGTTGAAAAACTTCATTGATCTTGAATTGAAAGATGCAAGAGATAATCATGAATCGATTTTGGAAAAACAATTGGAATCAATATTAGCGCATATGGAAGAACTAGATGAACCATGCAAAAAGTAATAATGGTGAAGATAATGAGATCATTGCGACAATATAGTTTATACGATTAATGAGTCACTTCAAAAGAAGTGGCTTTTTTGTTTGTAAAAACAACAAGACGGCGGTGGTGATGATGTAATGGCAAGAGCAAGAGACCCTAATCGAGACAGGGCATTTGAAATATGGAAAGAGCATAGTGGCGACATCGACCTCGTGAAGATAGCTGAACAACTTGGCGTCTCTTCGGGAACCGTTCGAGGGTGGAAATCAAAAGATAAATGGGATACGAAAAAGAACGGAACGCTCCGATCAAAAGAACGGAACGCTCCAAAGCATGCGAAACGTTCCGCAGGTAAGAAGGAGCAGAGCGTTCAGGCGGACGATGTTGATTCGAGTGATACAAATAAGACAGATAAATATATACTTTTCGCGCGAGAATATTTCAGGGACTACAATGCAACCAGAGCTGCGATGGTGGTTGGGTATAAAAAAACGATAGCTTATAATGCCGGATATAGGTTGCTCAAAAAGGACGAAGTACAGGCAGAGCTTAAGCGGCTTATAGATTCGCGATCGCAAGAGATTAATATTGACGTGCGCCGAATCGTTGATGAATACCTGAAAATAGCTTTCGCGGACATTTCGGACCTGCTCGTGTTCAAGGGAGATCTGCTAACGCTAAAGAGCAGCACAGAGGTAGATACTTCCGTCATTAGCGAGGTAAGGCAAAACAGATCAGGCGTGAGCATCAAACTCCACGACAAGACAAAAGCTCTCGAAAAGCTGGAACGCTACGTGAACTACATGACGGAAGAGGAACGCTTGAAGATAGATAAGATGCGAGCTGAGATCGCCATCCTTAATGGTGGCGGTGATGGCAAAGAAGAAGGCGATGACGGCTTTATTGATGCACTGAAAGGAACGGTGTCGGAGGCGTGGAACGATGACGAACCAAAAGAAGACAACGACGGTTAAGGCGCGCACGTTGTCGTGGGACGCCCCTAACGAAAAGCGTGAAATTGAAATAAGCATGGCAGCTCATACGTTATACGAAGCCCTCGTGCTTGACGACGGTCTTCACATTCGCCAAAAGATCAAAATAGCCCTTAACTTTTTAGGCTATCCCTTTGATTCGGATGACACAGATAAACAGAGCAATAACGAGTAAACGAGAGATCGTGTTACTTGCCAAAAGCTCTGTTTTTTCCATTGTTCCACGGAACGAAAATCGACGCTCAAGGCCGTATTTGACCAAATTCGGCAGACTGAATGCCAGACATATTCACAAAATGAAATATTTTGTACACAAGTAGGGGTGTTGCGGTATGGCTAAACTCTTAAAACCAACTTTCCGCTGGAAGCCATTTAGCCGGAAACAACTCCAAGTTCTTACGTGGTGGATGCCTGAAAGCCCACATCATGACAAGGATGCGATTATCTGCGACGGATCGGTAAGGGCAGGCAAGACGGCTTCCATGTCCTTCAGCTATATTGTATGGGCCATGGAGACTTTCAACGGGCAACAACTCGGGATGTCAGGCAAGACGATTGGATCGCTTCGGCGTAACGTAATTATTCCGCTCAAGTTGATGCTTGTGAGCCGAGGCTACAAGGTTTTTGAAAGCCGCTCCGAAAACACGATGACCGTAACGAGCAGCAAAGCGATAAATACGTTTTACCTGTTCGGCGGACGTGATGAACGATCACAGGACTTGATACAGGGTGTTACGCTGGCAGGCATGTTTTTTGATGAAGTAGCGCTTATGCCGCAATCGTTCGTTAACCAGGCGACAGCTCGATGCTCAGTGGATGATTCCAAGATTTGGTTTAACTGCAACCCAGCAGGACCATTTCACTGGTTCAAGCTTGAGTGGCTGGATCAGATTATCAAAAAGCATGCACTCCATATCCATTTCACGATGGATGACAACCCGAGCCTGTCCGAACGCGTCAAAGCGCGTTATAGACGGGATTATTCAGGGGTCTTTTACAAACGGTTTGTGCTTGGGTTGTGGGTGCTTGCAGATGGCATCATCTACGATATGTGGGACGATGACGAGAACACCTTTGACGACGATGATCTCGTTCCAGGTTTCAAACACTTGGCGCGTAGATATATTGCGATCGACTATGGGACAAGCAACCCAATGGTGTACCTGGATATATGGGACGACGGAGACGTGTGTTGGATCCTGCACGAATATTACTATGACAGCCGGGCGAAAGGTATCCAGAAAGACGATAGCCAATATGCGGGAGACTTCGAGACATTTGTCGGGATCGAGCATCCCCCTATTTTTACGGTGCTCGATCCCTCTGCGGCTAGCTTTAAAGTAGCCTTACGGAACAGAGGATACCGTGTAAAGGATGCGGATAACGAAGTAGAGGACGGCATTAGGATGATGGCTACCATGATCGCCAAGCGAAAGATACGTGTTCACCGAACGAATTGCCCGAACTTTTTGAAGGAACGTGCTAGCTACGTATGGGATAAGAAGGCTGGTGAGCGGGGCATAGAGAAACCAGTTAAGCAACTTGATCATGCGATGGACGGTGGACGCTATTTCGTGAAGACAATCATTAAGCCGCGAAGGATCGCAGCGGCATAGAGAGGAGGGGAGCAATTTGAGCAGACGGAAACGACGGCCTGTAACAACCGTATCGCCTACCACAGACGTCGCAGCACCGAAGCAGGGTAAGCCGACCGGATTAACAACGGACACCTTCTCCAACGTCATGGCGCGATTGGGGTTCAACACGGCGAATCTGATGGAGGGCACCGAATATCCACTCACGAGACTGACGCAACAGTTTAACCTAATGAACAGCCTGTACCGTAATCACTGGATCATACGCAAGATCATCGACACGATACCGCAAGATGCTTGCCGCAACTGGATAACCATAACATCGCAGCTTGACCCGGAGCAGATACGCAAGGTGGAAAAACTATGGAGGACGCGGAAACTTAAAGCAAAAGTGCTTGAGGGCTTGCGCTGGGGGAGGCTCTATGGTGGAGCTGGCGGCGTCATTATGATCGAGGGTCACGACGATATACTCGATCAACCGCTCGAACTGGATATGGTTATGCCGGGAACGTTTAAAGGCTTACAAATCCTTGATCGATGGAGCGGCATTTATCCGGACGAAGAGGTCATTTCGGATATCAATGATGCTGATTTTGGACTGCCTGAATACTATCAAGTCACGACCGATGCTGGATCATGGCGCGTCCATCATTCCCGCATCATCCGATTTACAGGGCGGCAACTCCCATATTGGGAAAAGCTGGCGGAAGTACATTGGGGAGAGTCGGAAGTAGAGGTTATATTTGACGAGCTCAAGAAGCGCGACAATACGAGTTTTAACATTTCGTCACTGGTCTTCCTGGCCAACCTGCGAGTGATGAAGATGGGCGACCTCGGACAACTGCTAGCTGTCCAGGATCAGCAAGGGCAGAGCGATCTATATAATACGCTGCAGGCGCAAAACTGGTTGATGTCCAATATGGGTATCCATGTAATGGACAAGGAGGATGCGTTTGAGACGCACCAGTATTCATTTGCGGGGCTTAACGACATATACGAGAGCTTTATGCTAGATATAGCTGGAGCCGCTCAGATACCTGTTACAAAGCTATTCGGACGCGCTCCAGCAGGAATGAATGCGACAGGCGAATCCGATATGGAGAACTATTACGAGGTCATCCAGCAGGAACAAGAATCTGTCATAGCGCCAATCCTTGATAAGTTACTGCCGATTATGTTTGTGTCTGAGTTAGGCGCGGTGCCGGACGATTTTGATTACACCTTTAACCCGATCCGCACGCCGTCAGACAAGGAAATTGCGGAACTGTCAGAAAAGAAAACACAATCGATCCTTGAGGTATATAACGCGGGTTTGTTTGGCCGCAAGATAGCACTCAAGGAGCTCAAGCAGCTTGGAGAGTCAACGGGCATGTATACCAACATTACGGATGAGGATATCGAAGAGGCTGACAACGATCTGTCTGCAGGCGAGATTGAGGGATTTGGCGGCATGGGGGTGAATCCTTATGGCGAAGAAGAACAAGAGCCTGTGGGCGCCTACTCTCCGGATCGAGCAACAATACAAAACCGCCATTATGCGGGCGACTCGCGACCTGGAACGTTCCGTGGCTGGCTCCGAAAGTTTAGAAGACATCCTTAAGGCGATACGTGCTTATTTCGTGAGCGAGCAGTTTAATGAGTACGCCGACGCAGCAGCTATGCAGATGGTCACACATTTATTTCGCGATAGCGGTCGTACGTGGCGACAAGCAGCTCGCGAGAACAGCAAAGGGAGAATCATATACGAAGCGCTCCAAAAGGAAATGCAAGGGCCTGTAGGCTCTCAGGTGAGGCTCTTAACTAAACGCAATGCGGAATATATCAAATCAATGCCGTTGCATTTGGCTCAAGAGGTTAATAAAAAGGTGCTGGAAGAGAGTTTAAAAGGCACACGAGCGTCAGACATCGCGGAGATGATCCGTAAAGACTTTCCGCATATGACGTGGGTTAAAGCTAATCTGATAGCCCGCACAGAGACAAGCAAGACTTCCACGGCGCTCACAGAGGCACGGAGTGAGTATATCGGGGCCGCATGGTATGTGTGGAACAGCTCGGAAGATCAGCGAGTGCGTGAATCGCATGCGAATATGGACGGTGTACTCGTCCGTTGGAGCGATCCTCCGAGCCCGGAAGCGTTGGTTGGTGAAAGAAACTACGGCACATACCCAGCAGGAGGAACGTTTAACTGCCGTTGTTTTCCTTCTGTTTTGCTCGATCTGGACGATGTGCAATGGCCTGCAAGAGTGTTCTACGGCGGGAGCGTCCAGCGAATGACGCGCAAGCAATTTGAACGGATTATGTAAAGGAGGAGATTTTGCATGAAATATACGGAACGCGTAGGTGAGATAGAACAGACATATGAAGCTGACACCCCAGAAGAAATTGCGTCTTTAATACGAACATTGAATCCATACTCTATAGAAATAGATGCGGAAAACAAAGCGGAATAATAAAATTTCACGATAATTATGCAGAGGAGGTTACCACACATGACAGTACCAGGATATAACAACCTTGATCCGATCCCGGCTAAGTGGCTTTTGCCCGATGGCACGCTAACGGACAAGATGCCGATAGATCCAACAGGCGGGGGCGGCGGTTCGCAAAAAGTAGATATCACTGGTTCGGGCGGGGATGTTTCAACAGATCAATACATGCAAAAAGCAGCGACCACCACCGGTCTCGATACGAACGCGCGGGTACTGGGTTCATTCGGTGGGAATGCGGTGCCTATTCGTGCGGATGAGTTTGGCAACCTTTTTATTACGGCTGCGCCCTCTGCAACGTTACTCGATGGCGCGAAGTCGCAGGGAACGACAGCGGCGGCACTCGCTTCGTCTACGGCTATTAAGACGGTGCTCGTTCAGAGCGACCCGGGCAATACAGTAAACATACTTGTTGGTAATGCGACGTCTCAGAGTATTGTTCTCGTACCGGGTGCGAGTGAAAAAATTGAGGTTGACGATTTAGCTAAGGTTTTTGTTAAAGCAGCGACAGGAACGGCGACGGTAAATTACCATGCGGGGGTGTAAAAGAGATGGACCTATTTAATCCTCCAGGCACATCAAAGACGTATGTAGATGGCGAAGATGCCAAGAGGGTAAGCAAATCCGGTGATACGATGGCAGGACAACTTGTCATTGCTGATCCTGTGCAGCATTCCAAGATTATTGCCGCTATGTACAACGATGGTAACTATAACGGTCATCAGGACGCGCCGACAAACCTTGATATAGGGAGTATTTATATTCAATTGGGCGGAACTGAGTATGGCGCAGGCTCTTACCGCCTTGTAGGGGCCGGGTTCAGACAAAGTGATTCTAATCATGCTCCTGTTGTATTTGGTTATCAGGAAGCTTCGAGAAGCGGTCATACAAGCGGTGATTTTCTTGTGGCAACTAGAAATGTAACTACGGACACAGCACCAACTACTCAGTTTAGAGTTCGCGCAAACGGTCAAGTTGAGTTGGAAAATGCTGCATATGCTCCGGCAAGTGGCAAATCGGTTGTAAATAAAACTTATGTCGATGCACAAGTTGCACCTAAATTAACGGCCACACAAGGCGCTGCACAAGCGGATAGCACCGCAACAGACGTTGCAGGACTTGTGGCAGACTTTAACGCACTACTCGCAAAGCTTAGAACGGCTGGGATTATAGCAACTTAACGGACGCCTTAACAGGCGTTTTTATTTTGCCCGAAAGGGGGTGATTACAACGAAAATAGCGATGGATAGGCAAGTTTACTACGGGTCGCGCTTCTCGCCGAACATGACCATGACGCCTAACGGATTCCTTATAGCGCATGGGGTTCCGATTGCTCGAACGGGATATTACGAATACCTTGCCAGCGAGATCGGCGGAAGCGGAAACGATATCGTTAAGGTTTTTCGTAGCCCGGAAGAAGTGTTTAGCCCTGCGGCTATGGCAAGCTTCACCGCTGCACCAGTGACCGACGATCATCCCTCCGAAGCTGTAACGTCCAACAATGCCACGCGATACAGCAGAGGCGTCGTGCAGGACGTTAGACAAGGCAAAGGAGTTGACGCCGACTTGCTTATAGCTGATTTGGTTATTCACGATGAAACTCTGATTAAGGAAATAAAAGACGGCAAGCGCGAAGTGTCTGCAGGTTATACATGCAACTACGTCGACAATGGTGACGGAACGTATAGCCAAAATGATATCCGCGGAAATCACGTCGCTGTGGTGAGCGCTGGAAGGGCCGGGGATAGGGTTCGGATAAACGACGCCGAAATCGATCCAGAGAAACGAAATAATCAAGCTGCCGACAGCCTTCCGAACGGAAGCTTTGAATATGCAGGCGGGCGAAATAAGCCCGAACAAACAAAGGAGGAAAAAGACAAAATGAATAAAAAGATTGTATTGCCACGTAAACAGCGTTCCCGCGTCACTGATATTCTTGCCGCTATCGGCCTGAAACAGTTCGCGGCAGACGCAGAGCCGGAAGAAATCATGGATGCCGTTGAAACAATGGCCGACGAAAGAGAAGAAGGTCGCGAGGAAGAGAAAGAAAAGGAAGAGGCGAAAGACGCCGATCCTGCGCTCGCTGCGCTTGCTGAGCAGGTCGCTAAACTGACGTCTATCGTTGAGGCTATAGGCAAGAAAGAAGAGCCTGCCGACCCACTAGACGCGCTCGAAAGCGAAATACAGCGCCTGCAAGGTGACGATGATGATCCAGAGGGCAGCATGACTATTCCGGCGTCTGAAATGGTCGATGACAACGAGCCGGGTCCTGTACAAGATCCCGAAGATCGCCCAGAGTCGGCGCTTGACAATGCGTACATGCTCCAAGCTTTGAAAGCCATTAAACCGATCCTCGCAGCTATCAAAGACCCGGCCGAAAGAAAGCTGGCCGCTGACGCTGCCATTGCAAGCATCAAGGGCCGTCCGGACAACAAAGCTTACGCAGGTATGATGCAAAAACGCCAGAAGCCAAAACAGACAGGTGACAGTGGCGCTAAGTCAGTTGACCACTCTGAACTTGGCCGTAAAATCGCAGAAATGCACAATCCGCACTACAAAAAACAACAATAAGGGAGTTGACCCATAATGCCAGGAGCAGTAATTGGTAAAGTTCTTAATCTCGGATATGCGGGCGGTGTTTCGCGTGGCGACGATACAATTATCACAAATCGCGTACTCAAAGCGGGGTCTAATAACGTTGCATTTGGTGATGCCGTTATCTTGCAAGCAGATAATACATGGGGCTCGATCACTGGTGCGTCAACAGCGGCAGAGTTCGCGGGCGTAGCGGTGCGTGAAGTCAAGCAAAGCGTTAACTACCTCGCACAAGCAACATCCGCAGGATACGTAGGTAACGACCCTACTGACGTCATCGAGCGCGGTAGCGTTACGGTATTTTGTAATAACGGCACACCAACAGCGGGTGGCGCGGTATTCCTTCGCATTTTGGCTAATGTCGCTATTCCGAACGGTAAAGTAGGTCAATTTGAGGCTGTTGCCGACGGTACGAACACGATTGAAATCACGAACGCAAAATGGAAAACTGGCAAACTTGACGCGAATAAGATTGCAGAACTTACAATCTTGACGCGCAACATGCCTTAATAGGGAGGGGACAGAATAATCATGACAATTCCAACACTACAACGCAAAGAATACGCCATCCCTATGCAGGGCGCAGGTATGCTAATGACTGACTCCGCCATCGGAACGGGCATGGCTTTCCTAAATGGGGAGCTTGAAAAGCGAGATCCTCGTTTGCTGGAGCCGTTGCAATCCGTGACATGGCAGCGTGATATTGTCGCCAAGACAGGCGGAGGCTGGGTAGAGTTCACATCCAACTACTTCTCCGACTACGGCACGACGGGCGGCAATGATGCCGGCATTATCGGCGGCGAAACTACTGATATTCCGATCATGCAAGCCAACATTACAAAGGACGTATTCAAAGTGTTTGATTTCGCGAACATCTTGAAGGTGCCTTTCGTGGATCAAGCCAAATTGCAAACAATCGGCCGTAGCTTGGACAATATCCTCGATGAGGGTATTCGGTTGAACTATAACAAGTCAATCGATAACATCGTATACACAGGATATGCAAGCCTTGGCGTAACTGGTCTTGTTAACAGTCCGCTCGTAACATCGTCGGTAGCTCCTAACGGCCTCAGCGGTACTGCTACATGGGCTACTAAGACTCCGGATGAGATCCTAGATGACGTCAATTTCATCATCAACGCGACGTGGGAAGCGTCGGAATATGACCTTACAGGTATGGCAAACCATATCCTAATCCCACCGCAGCAGTACGCATTGCTTGTTGGTCGTAAAGTAAGCGATGCGGGCAGCGTGTCCATCTTGCAGTTCCTTATTGACAACAACATTGCGCGTAACCAAGGAATCGACCTTGTCATCGTGCCGTCGCGTTGGTGCGTGGGTGCAGGTGCAGGTTCCACAGACCGTGTGGTCGCTTACGTCAACCGCGAAAACCGCGTTAACTTTGACTTGCCTGTACCGCTTAGCCGTGTTATGACGCAGCCGAACGTACAACAAATGAGTTATTTAACCGCCTATGCAGCCCAGCTCGGTCAATGTAAAATCTTGTACCCTACTACTATGCGCTACCTTGACGGCATTTAAAAAAATCAACGTAAGGCGGGGCGAATGCTCCGTCTTTTTCTTATTCAGAGAGGAGCATTTAAATTGCGTATTTTTTCCAAAGCAGCATTGCAATTCGATCACCCGAAAGATTTCAGCGTGAAAGCGTCGGTTCGACCGGGCGAATTTAAAGACGTTCCGGATTGGGTGGAAGATTCAGTCATGTTTAAACTGGCGTCGAAAGACGGAACGGTCATGCTTGTTGATAGCAAAGCTCAAGAGATCGCCGCCGAGACTCCTGAGACTAAACAAAAGTCAGTTATAGGCAAAAGAAGCGCTCCGGATAGCGAATAATGAACGGCGATCCGTATTATGGTCACATGCCACAAAGCGTCGTAAACGGACTTATCGCGGAAGCGGCAAACGTAAAGATTGGAACAAATCCTCCATACACATTAGCGGATTTTAAAGGGATATATCCGCAGTTTGATGGGATTGTGCCTGATCCGGTCATCCAGATGTATATCGATTTGGCGAACGCCTGTATCCTGCAAGTGCGCTGGAAAAGCGCGTGGAAAATCGCTATTGGGTGGTTTGTCGCACACTTCTTGACGCTTTACCTGCAGGGAGCGGCAGACCCGGGAAGTGACGCAGGGCAAGTGATGGCTGTCGGACAAGCAAAGGGCCTGAATACGTCGGAGGCGGTCGGCGATGTGTCTGTAAGCATGGATTATGGATCAATCGGACAAGACCTAGACGGGTGGGCGGCGTGGAAATTAACGATATATGGACAGCAGCTTGCTACAATGGGTAAGCTATACGGCAAAGGCGGCATGTACGTTTATTGAGAGGAGGGTCTGGATATGTTCGGCGCTTTTGCAAGGGTGACGACCACAGCGGACAACACGGGCGATTTGAAGAAGATTCTGGACGGATTGGCCGACGTACAGGTTTATGTTGGCGTTCCAGAAGGCGGCGGCGACCATGGCGGCGGCATATCTAACGCAGAACTACTATACATCCAATCCCACGGCGTACGATCCAAGTCGATGCGCGAGGAAATGAATCCCGACATTGAGAGCGGCCGCAAAACATACAGCCAAGCCTATGAGATGTATATCCAATCTCATGGCTCTCCATTGTGGCATATACCGCCTAGACCTGTGCTGGAGCCTGCCATTGAAGCCAATAAGGACAAAATATCCAAACAGATGCAGCGAGCCGCACAAGCTGCATTAGATGGGAATGATATCGGTCCTGAATTGCACAAGGTAGGTATGATGGGCCAAAACATTGCGCGTGGTTGGTTTGTTGACCCTCGAAACGGCTGGGAGCCCAACTCGCCATTGACTGTCGCTAAAAAAGGCAGCGACCGTCCACTCATCTCAACTGGGGAATTACGCAAATCAATCCAATTTGTAATTGAGGATGGTAACTCATGATTAACGTAAAAAATGTTGTACTGTCCCGTAATTTCGCCCAGCCTAAAGGTTTTATTGTCCATCGCCAAACCGGATCATGGGTTCGCGGGACATGGCAATCGGTCGAAGAGGCGCCTATAACTTTATCTGGGACGATTATTGTAGCGACAGCCGACGACCTGGAGCAAGTGCCGGAGGGCGACCGCGTGAAAGGTGCAATGGCGTTCTACTCTCCGCAACAGATATATGTTACGAGAGAAACTGGAACGTCCGATCAAATCGACTGGCGCGGGGAACGGTATCGCATCTATCACGTAGCGCCATGGGAGGACTTTGGTTATTACAAAGCTATCGGCGTCCGCATGCTAGGGGTGTGATCAAATGCTAACGCTAAATCAAATAACAGATATGTTTTATGCATTAACCATGACGCTGCTTGGGTTTGATCCTGATGACCCGACCAAACAAGACCGGGTGAGGACGGCATGGCCTGCTGTAGGCGCTCCAGCTTGGGAGAGGACAGATGATGTCTGCTTTATGCAGGTGACCTTGTCGCCCGATCAATACACGCAACAAATTGAATCCACATACTCGCCGCAAGGACTCCTGATACAAAGTTTTACGGAGGTTGCAGCTGTATCGTGGATTTTTTACGGGCCAAGCAGCTTTGATGATTCGCGTAAAATCCGTGCAGGCTTATTCAAGCCAAGCACATTCGAGACGTTATCATTGCAGGACACCTATCTCGTCACTGATGTGCCGGAGCCTGTGCGCAGCCCAGAGTTATTTAATGGGCAATGGTGGGATCGGTCAAATCTATTCGCGCGTTTTAACATCAAAACGGAAATCAAAGAGGCAATCCCGCATTTAGAAACTGCGGATATTGTCGTTATACCGAATCGATAGAAAGAAGGTGTTATTTTGTCTGACCAATCATTAGATAGCATTGTACAGGTGACCGTCACCGTATCGCCCACACTAGCATCTGCACCTAATTTTAATGTCGGGCTGATTGTGGGTAGCTCCACTATTATATCGCCGTCCGAGCGCGTTAAGCTCTATCGTAGCTTAGAGGAGATGACATCCGATGGGTGGATAGGGTCTGAGGCGGAGTATCTAGCGGCTCAGGTGTACTTTGCACAGTCCCCACGTCCTACTATGTTAGCTGTAGGTCGCCAAGACGAAACGGTGCCAGAGACGCCCGTACAAGCCGTTACAGCCTGCCGCATGGCGAATGGCGAATGGTACGCTTGCTTTGTTACAGGCGTACTCACTGATGCCGAGATTCAAGCCGTGGCGATGTACATTGAGTCCGCTGCGACTTCCTCCGTTTATTTTTACGGGACAAGCAACAATGATATTTTAACGGCCACGGCTCCTAATATCATGGACACACTTAAATCAGCTAAACTCAAGCGCACATTTGGGCAATGGGGCGTTGATCCTTTCGGTTCAGTCGCGGCTATGGGTTATGCCATGGGCGCTAATACAGGACTTGCAAACTCATCTTTTACGATGGCGTATAAGTCAGAGGTGGGCATCGATCCGGATGACCTTACAACCACGCAATTGACAAATATCCTAAATTACAACGGCAACGCTTATACCGGATATGGCGGTAAATATCAATTGCTTGTACAAGGTACAATGGCAGATGGTACACATTTTGACGAGGTTATCAATCTCGACATGCTCGTGGCCGAAATTCAAATCGCTGCGATGAATCTGCTTGTCAGCTCTCCAAAAATACCGCAAACAGAAAGCGGGATGAGCCAGCTCATACAGGCGATTACCGTACCATGCGAGGATGCACTTACACGAGGCGCAATCGGCCCCGGCGTATGGACTGCAGCTCCAATACTAGGGTTGCAGACGGGCGATGGCTTGCCTAATGGCTATCTGATTCAGGCCGAGTCATTAGCTACTCAATCCCAAGCTGACCGGGAAGCACGTAAGTCTCCGCCAATATACATCGCTGTCAAGATGGCCGGGGCTATTGAGTTTGTAGTCATCGGCGTTATCGTCAATCGATAGAGAGGAGAGGACATATAAATGGCATACTCTACTTATAGTTTTGAGGATATTAGCTGCACAATATCGCATCCGCAATTTGGGCAATTTGTGGCAAATGGTACGGGGATCGGCTCCATTTCGACAGTCATGACAACGGATAGGTCGGCGCATGATCTCGCAGCGGATGGTGTGGTAATGGTTTCCCGGATTAAAGCGCGCAACGGAACACATGCTATTTCAGCTCAACAAACATCAGAGCTCAATAGATGGTTGCTCCGGCTGTTTAACTTTTTGGATTCCCAATCTACTGCGCAATGGGCAAGGATCACGATTACAATGCGAGCGCCACAAATGGGGGAAATGATTACCTCGACGGGTGTGTCGTTTCAAAAGCTACCTGACCGACCTTACCAGCAACAAGGGCAGCAAGTTAACTGGACTCTTATGGCCGCGAATATCTCGCAACAAACAATTTAAACAAAAAAGCCGCCATAAGAGGCGGCTAATTATTTTATTGTGCCCAAGTTGACCAATAGTCTGAAAATGCGGCTTTAGAACCCCGACTATACATTTTGTAATCGTCGAGTACGAATAAAAATGGAGCATAATCAGGGAGTCCGGCTTCATTGGAATAAATCGCAATATTATGAAGCCAATCTAATTGTTCATTGCTTACGCCTTCCAATAGATTGGCTTCATTGTTGTAATATAGATCTTTAAATTTTTTCACTTTTTCAACATTTAGCTCACCGTCGTATCCCGAAGATGAACTGATTAATACCGTTTGTGTTTTTTGATCCCATTTAACATTATAACCGAGAGCTGAGGCCAGATCGGCAGCAGAAACATAATTCCGGTATCCTTTTTCGCCGTGTTGCTGGGCGGCGATAACGTCTGTTTCCAGCGTTTTACCGAGTACTTTTACTTTAACAGTATCGGTCACATAAGCGGACTTGAGCTTTCCTTGTCCGCTCCAGGCAACAGACGTTAAGGAGAAAAGTGAAACGATAATTGCAGTAATGATGGTTAATTTTTTCAAGACAATTCGCCCCTTTGACATTTTATATTTGGGGTTATTTTATCAGATGATTACATGGAGGTAAAGTATGGAAAAGTATAAAGACGTGAAAATTAATGAGCGCACATTCCGAATTAATAAATTCCCAGCTCGTACTGGAGCTTTTGTTATTGTCAAAGTGACTGGGATGCTGGCCCCTATTTTTAAAAGCATAAACGCCGAATCCTTGAAAGACATTAAGTCCTTATCCGGAAGCCTTGATGTTGCCGGAATGATAGAAAAGATTTGTGCTATCTCCGAAAGTGATTTTAATTACCTGCAAGATAAATGTTTAGGGGTTTGCAGCGAAGTATTGCCGGGCGGTCTAGCTCCAGTCATGAATGAAAATGGAACGTTCGGCGTTATTGATTTCGATGACGATACGATGTCTGTTTTGGCGTTGATTTCGCACACTCTTATTTTCAATCTTTCACCGCTTTTTCAAGGGGCGGGCTTGGGTTCGATTCTCCAAACAATATCGACTTCATCCCCGCGCGACTAGTCAACGTAGACGACTTTCTTTTTGCTCCAGTTATTGCGGGTTTTTGGACGCACCGAGACATTGTTACCGATGTGTTTACGATTGATGATTTGCTAGACGCGCATGAGATTTTACAAATTAAATCAGAAAATCAGCGGCGAGCATCAGAGGCGGCAAGGATGAGACGGGGTGATTGAAAATGATGGATACTATTAAAAGTTACTTGATTTCCCTCGGTTTTGACGTTGATAAAAAATCATACGACGAAACAAAAAAGACAATATCCGAAACCGAGAAAAACTTATCTGACCTAGCGGCCAAATCAGCGAAGCATTTTATAGCAGCTGGTGCGGCGGTATCGGCTTTTATGGTGGCCGCTAATGTCGGTATCGCAAAGTTGGTGTCAAATCTAGCTGCTGCTGATTTGCAATCGGAGATGCTCGCCCGTCAACTGTGGACTTCGCGCGATTCAGCTGAATCCTTTAAAAAGACACTGGACGCAATGGGAGTCACGCTGGAGCAGCTTTATTTGAGCCCGGAATTGGCGTCAGGGTTCCGCGAATTGCGGTCTCAAATAGAGGGCATGCGACCTCCTCCTGAATTTCGGAATCAAATGAAATTTATTCGGGATATCCAGTTTGAATTTACCCGTTTAAAATTATCGGCTCAGTATGCGCTCCAGTGGATAGGTCACTATCTGATAAAAAACTTGTCTGGCCCGCTGAATGATCTAAAAAAGCGGATGCAAGATTTTAATAAGCAGTTTATTGAGGACATGCCAAAATGGACGGAACGAGCCGCTAGATTCCTCACTTCCTTTGTTAATGCGGGACGACATTTGCTTGAATTTTTCGGAGATATGAAAGAGCGTATTGGCAGTCTGCTTGATGCGATCCCTAACAACGTCAAAGGTGTCGCGGCGGCGGTAAGCGGTATAGCCATGTTGCTTAGTACGGGCCCTTTTGGCATGATCATCGCTATGCTAACCATGGCTATCCTGTTAATCGATGACTTTTACACGCACATGGAGGGCGGTAAATCTGCACTTGGACCAATGTGGGATAAGTTGCTTGAGTTTAAAGACAAACTCTCCGAAACGGGCGACCTGGAACGTTTAAAACAATCTTTTACCGGATTGATGGACGCATTGGATGAAGTGATTACCTCGTTAGGTAAAATCCTATTAACATTGACGGGTAGTGACAGCATCGAAGAAGCGTTTGATAAACTCGCTAAAATATCGTTTGAGTCTCTCTTATTCGGTCTCAAAACCTTGGAAGGCGTATTAAAATCGATTGCCGACATTTTAGGTATAATCGACAGTATCATACAAGGTAAAACGGGTGAGTTTTTAATAGAGCGCGGAAAAACCGCTGAAAAAGAGCTGCTTGAAGAAGGGGCCGACTTTGAAGATCGCGGATATTGGGGGAATATCTGGCGCGATGCAAAAGAGTTTTTCAATCCAAAGGATATGTTTACTTTCGGCGGCACCGGGTCTAAACAAATTGATATGGGTATCGGGGCATGGGTAGAGGCATTATTTCCGCAAAAAAAAGAAACATCCTCCACCATTAATAACAGTGATGCAAACACTGGCGGAAATGCTATCCAAACATCTGCAGGTGTAGATCAAATCAAAAAACTTGGGATAGATACAAAAGTCGGAAATAAGACGCTTGATAAGATTGCTGATGATAGTAAGTATTTATCAAATATTTCATCCGCCATGAACATTGTAGCGGCGTTATCAACAATGGATTTTTTAACAAAAGGATCATATGGCGCTATGTATGCGACATACCCACAATCTGACGGTTCTAGTCCTCAATTGGTTACACTCAATCAAAATAACAATATATACGGTAGCGATCCACAAGCAACTGCTGATTCCGTTGTTGGCAAAACGGAGATAATACTCAGAAACACTAAGAGCTGGAGCGTCTAAAAATGATGGAGGTGGAAACCGATGGCAGACAAAGACCAAAAAATAAATCCGATACTTGACCTTAACGCGCCGAATATCAGAAGGCTCGTTTACTTAAAGACGAATATCGGAGGCTGGTTTATGGACGCCTTTATTCGTTCGACGCATACAAGCCGGCTAAAGATTACAAGTCATCCAACACAGGTGGGGGCTAACGTCACGGATCATGCCTATTTGGAACCACGGGAGTTGGTCATGGAAGTGGGTATGACGGACGTTGCTAAAAGCATTATAAAAGGTCAATTTACCGGAGGATATTCACGCTCTGTCCAAGCTTTTAAGGTTTTAAAAGCCTTGCAGGCGAGCAGAGTGCCTATCCAAGTCCACACACGTCTAGGCACATATCAAAACATGCTGATCGAAGTCATATCAGCTCCTGATGATTACAAGACAATGTTCGGTTTGCGGTGTACCGTGACCATGCGAGAATTACTTGTGGCACAGGTCAAGACGGTCAAAATTAGCGCTCGTCCTACTGTTACATCTGACGCCAATCGTGGTGTCCAGGAGAGCCAGCAGCCTAACCAATCCCTTCTGAGTATCTGGCTAGAGCAGATAACGGGAAATTCTGCGATATCCTCATAGGGAGATGATATGTAAATGGCGACAAAGGTAATTCCCTTGATTCCGTCCACAAACCAAACTCTCGTATGCACGCTTCCGGTGGACGATCAAAATATAACGCTCCAATTCAGCTTTACGTACAATCACATCGGTAAATATTGGTGGTTTTCCGTTATTGAGATGCCATCAAAAGTATTGTTATTAGATTCGGCTCCGCTGGTTGTAGGTTTTTTTCCGGCTGGCAATCTCCTGCGACAATTTTCATACATGGAGATCGGCAGTGCTTTTATCGTACCTGCAAATGATAATTTCATAAGAGATATACCTAATTTCGATAATTTAGGTACGGATTTTTATTTAATGTGGTCGGATACGGAGTAACGAGGTGATTTCATGGCGGGGTTATCGCAGGAACAACAAAACATAAAAAACATTGGCGTATCAGAGGCGCAACTGCAAGGTGTGGATTTGAATATAGTGCTAGCCACGCTAGAAGCCGAGACATCATTTCGCAATATTCTAGGCGACAGTGGTAACGCGCTCGGACCGGGCCAGGTCTGGAGTAAGTGGCATAACGCCGATTTTATATACATTGCTAATCGGATGCGGCTGAATTGGCCAACCACATTGGAGGATAGACAAAAGTTTGTGTTGTCTAACAACCAATTTGCTACAGCGGTCGCAGTTAGAGTGATAGGCAAGATTTGGAATAGTGCCAGAAAGGATTTCAGGCGGTTTTCGTTGGCTTATGTAGGCCCCAAAATACCAGATAGCGATTATAACCGCCGATATAACATCTGGCTCAAATATCAGGGAACGGGGTCGCTTGAGGTTAATGCTTCACCTGGCGCAGGAGACGTATCATTAACGCTTGGAAACACTCTAAACGCAGGCAATCAAGAGATCAATTCAATTGACTTCCCACCTACAAATTTCGGGGTTGTAGCGGGAAGCGAACGCACAGGAAACGTCCTATACGGTCGCCGTTATAGGGTTCTCGTCAGCAGCCCTTCTGGGGTAGCGCTTGATGTTTCTCAGCTCCGCTGCACATTCCGAATCAAAAAAACAATCAACCAGTCTCCTAACTTTTCGGAGATTGTCATATACAATCTTAACGCAGCGACCGAAAATGCTATTATCCAAGAGGGTAACCGTGTGATTATCGAGGCGGGCTATGAAGGTAATCAATACGGCCTATTATTTGACGGGGATGTAGTGCAAACCATACGAGACAAAGAGGATTCCGTTACTTATCGTCTGACGTTGTATGCGCTGGACGGGGATCGCGGGTATAATCAGGGATTCATTAATTTTTCGTTGACTAAGGGACAAAGTCAGCGTGAGGTCGTTGAGAGCGTCGTTAAAAACTCAACTGTATCCACACAATTAAACTCAATCTCCGATGATTTATCTAAGCAAAAATTAACACGTGGAAAAGTGATGTTCGGCATGATGAAGGATTATCTCCGGCAGCTATCACAAACAAGTGAAGCGAGTTTTTATCTGGAGGATGGTAAAGTCAACATCGTTAAAATGTCCGATCTCCCCGAAGGCGAGGTTATAAGCCTTACGCCGGACTCTGGCCTTATCGGCACGCCGCAACAAGCCGACTTAGGCATAACATTCCGTTGCCTGCTAAATCCGAGCATAAAAATTAGCGGTATGGTGCACCTGGATAGCAGCTTAATACGCGCTCAAGTATTTCAACTTGGACAAGTTCAGCGGTCACTTGACGGAGACGGGCTTTACCGGGTTATTAGCGTTGATCACATCGGGGATACACGCGGGGACGATTTTTTCACGGAAGCAACTACAGTAAGTCAGGCAGGCGGAATTCCGAATCTCATGACTTCACCAGGTGCTAATCCTTTTTGATAGGAGGGTTTTTATGGCTGTTCCGATAAGCGAACGCATACCAAATAACCAGGAAGATATGTATCGCAGCATGTTCGACGCATTTTCATCAAACCTGCGTGTAGCGATGCCGGGAATCATTCAATCATTTGACCCTGTTGAGCAGACAGTCACGGTGCAGCCAGCAATACGCGAGCGCGTACAAGACGGGAAATTACAATCTAGTTGGGTTAACCTCCCCTTGCTTTTGGACGTGCCTATAGTGCTGCCTCGCGCTGGAAATATGGTGATGACGATGCCTATCGCGGCAGGCGACGAGTGTTTAGTGATATTCGCGGATATGTGCTACGACGCATTTTTTAGCAATGGAGGCATCCAAAACCAAATTGAAAAAAGACGGCATGACCTTTCGGATGGGATTGCCATCATAGGCATGTGGAGTCAACCGAATGTAATCGAAAATTATTCGACGACATCGGCGCAATTAAGGAATTTAAACGGAACGCAATATGTGGAGATATCAGACAATGCCGTTAACCTCGTAGGTAATGTACGGGTTAATGGAAATCCGCTCTAAAGGGGGCGATTGCCATGAGATACAGGAAGCTGGATCCAACCGGAGACTATCAGTTTGGTCGCAACAAAAACGATTTTCTCGTCGATGTGGGAGCAGTAGCACAAGCAATATCCACTAGCTTAAAATTGCTTGAAGATGAATGGTGGGAAGATACACAAATAGGACTACCTCTCTTTCAAAATATACTAGGTCAGCCGGGCACCCCTGAAAATGTACAGGCCGTTGACTTGCTTGTGCAAGGGATTATATCAAATGTCGAAGGCGTGAGGGGCATTGAAGACTTCGAAAGCCTCTACGAGAATCGAAAATACGTTTTAAATTGCACTGTAGAAACGATATATGGAAGCGTACAAGTGAATGAGGTGATTTTTTAATGACGTATTCCGCTCCGACGGTAACCGCAAGCGGCCTAACTACCCCGACGTACGAAGATATTCGCAATAAACTTATTGCGGACGCCGAATCCATATTCGGACCTGAAGTCTATTTGGAGCCGGATAGCGCAGATTATCAATGGATATCATCGGTTGCAAGCATGGTTTTCGACTCTTTTTTATGCGTTCAGAGTGCCTATAACAGCCGGGGGCCTGCGACGGCGATTGGAACGGGACTTGATATTATTGTTGGCATCAATGGTATTTCGCGAAGACCAGGAGTCGCTTCCAGCGCAATAGTAACGGTAACCGGGACAGCAGGTACGGCAATAAATAGCGGCATAGTTGAGGACAACAACGGAAATCGATGGTCGCTTACAAATCCGACCATCATAGGTCAAGCAGGATCGGCAACATCATTAGCGACATGCTTAACTGCTGGCGATGTCGTAGCCTTTGCTGGAGAGATCAACAAAATTATAACTCCTACATTGGGCTGGACATCGGTAACTAATCCGGCTGATGCTACTATAGGGTCTTTCCCAGAGTCAGACGCCGAACTTAGAGCGCGTCAAGCAATCAGCACAGCACAACCTAGCCGTACGGTCATAGAGGGGCTAGACGGTGGTATAGCGGCTCTCGCTGCTGTTACGAGGTTTATAGTCTACGAAAACGATACAAATGTCGTAGACAGCGACGGGTTGCCTCCACATAGCATTACATGCGTTGTAGAGGGTGGCACAGATCAAGATATTGCGGATGTTATTTTTAGTCGCAAGACGCCGGGGGCCTACACAAATGGTGCTGTCGCGGTAACCGTAACAGATCAATACGGCGTGCAGTCTACGATCCGATTTGACCGACCGACTGATGTTGATATCGTTTCAGTGATTAATGTTAAGCAGCTTAATGGATATACGACAGATACAACGGATCAGATAAAGGCGTCAGTAGCGGAATTTTGCAGCAGTCTGGACATTGGAAACGATCTGCACATATCTTCAATTTGGGGAGCTGCATTATCTGTTAATGCAATTCCTGCAAACCCAACCTTTGCCGTCACATCCGTAACAGCTGCAAAGAGTGGCGATATACAAGGCACTACGGACATCCCGATATCTTATTCGCAGGTGGCAAAAGGAGACCCTGCTAACGTAACTGTCAATGTGTCCTAGCGCTTAAGGAGTGATAGTATGGCTGAGATTAAAGAGTATCTGGATTTGATAACCAGTCAATACCGCCTGAAAAATCGGTTTATTGCGTGGCTATCCGATACGCTAAACATGATTAACGATGGCATGATTACTACTGATGGATTGCCGAGTGATTTTGGCATTGATACTGCTGTAGGCGTCCAGCTCGATCTATTAGGGACGATCATCGGACGTAGCAGGCGCCTGCCGTTTAATCCCGCCAGCGGCGGCTCATCTATCTTGGGCGATGACGATTACCGGATTGCGCTTAAGGCTAAAATTGCAATTAACAACTGGGACGGTACCATACCGGGCATGTATGCCGTATGGGATGCAACATTTCCTAACGCTAATTTGCAGATCATCGACAATCAGGACATGTCCATGCAAGCCATTGTCACAGGCCCGCTGTCAACAATCGCGCGCGAGATGATCGCAGCCGGAATGATAATCCCAAAGCCTATGGCGGTCGGCTACAAGATAATCGAGTCAACGGATATCAATACAAACCTGTACACCGGAGTCCTAGTCACCGGAACAGGAGTAACCAATATAACAGCAAATTAACCGGAGTAGAGAGGGGTTAAGCAGATGGCAAACTATACAGAGTCAGCAGTTACAACACTTGGACAGGCTTTGATTGCTAAAGGGCAAGCTGGTGCAGCGATCAATTTCACACGTATGCAGATCGGCTCCGGCCAACTTGGCGGAGGAAACCCAGCATCCAGGACAGCGCTAATAACGCCGATTGCTTATTTTAATATTAATTCAATCGCGGTAAATGCGAATACGGCCAGTGTGCTAGGCATTTTCGAAAATGCAGGGCTCCCTACCTCGACGTATACATGCGAGATCGGGGTTTTTGCCCAAGACCCGGATTTAGGCGAAATCCTGTACGCTTATGCAAATGCAGAGACGCAAGGGGATACATTTCCGCCTATTTCATCGGGTCCGTATTCGCTTCAATTCCGAATGAATGTTGCGGTGGGTAATACGACGACCGTTACGGCAACGATCCCACCGGGTGCATATATTCCCGAATCAGAGGCATCCGTTGACCCAGACCCTAACACGATAGTACGGCGTACTTCGGGCGGACAGGTCAAGGCTGCGGCTCCTGTTGTTGCCAATGATGCAGCGCGGAAAGCCGAAATCGAATCACCGCCATTTGTGACCACGACAGGGACGGGCGCGGCATATGTTGCAACGTTCTCGCCTGCCTACACCGCACTCGTTCCGGGGACTAGGATCACGGTTAAGATTCATATGGCTAACACGGGCGCTGCTACTGTAAATGTAAATGGACTTGGAGCCAAGCCGATGCTGAAATCTAATGGCAATCCATTATCGGCTGGAAATCTAAAATTGAATTCCGTTTATTCGCTTGTATACGACGGAACGTCTTTTATCTTACAGGGTGAGGGGGGTGAATACGGAAATGCAATAGCGCCGCAAGTTCTTGCGCCCAATACATTTGGCACTGAGGCCGGAGTAATGGCGGGCACAATGCCCAATAGGGGTGCTGTAACGATCACGCCCGGACAGACCGTGCAAACGATAGCGGAAGGATACCACAACGGCTCAGGAAGCGTCTCAGCTGTTTTGTTTGACGCTGCGAAGGTTGCTGCCGACACTACCATTGCGGGCAAGCAAGGCGCGATGCCCCTTCGCGGAGGAGAAGAGTATCCTGGATGGGTAAGGGCGGAAATGGGACCTGTATTAGGAGCAGCGGGGAGGATACATTTGCGCTCTCCATTGGGAGCCTACCTTGACGGCGGAGGGGATGGTGCTGGCTACATGGGTATCTTTGCTGATGACCCTGATTATATTGCTTCAAACATTCGGCAGGGCGTTGACGTGTTCGGGCTTGTCGGAACGATGCCAGAAGGGTATCGCGTAGTTTCTGGCAATGCATTATCGTCAAGTAGCGGCATTTTTTTTCCCACTAAAAACGGAGATCAATTCTTGCAATATATCGAAATAACAGGTTTTAATATGGCTTCAATAGCTATGGTATTTAGTCAAGCAAATGATGCTACTGGTATTGTATCTCTGTATTCGCCGTTGACAACACAAGACGGCCAAGCTGGATATGACTATTATACGGAAAATCCTACTGCATCTGCTGGCAACAAATACTGGACGCAAGCTTCGGTAGGTAAGTCTTTAACTGCAAATTACATTTGTATGCCCACATTCGGTGCAAGTATAGCTCACAAATACATTGTCGTCGGGAAATAGGAGGGTCTTATGAAAAGATGCGGCATGGTGCAATCGGGATCTATTTTAATTTAGAGAGGTGATTGATTATGGTAACTTGGTTAGTATATGCCACGGAAAAATCAATACCGCGCATTGTAAAACTTGATACCGAAAAACAGGCGCTACAATTTATCGGTAATGTTGTTATCGGTAATCACCCAGAGACAACGATACAAAACGTGTATGAAATCGATGTGGAGTCCGGCACAATGAAAGTAGTTGAAACATATCTCGATGGATTGACGCTTAGTTTTAGGCCTAAAACCGTATAATGTCGTCCATAATCATACCCTACTAAAATAGGGTTTATTTTTTTGGGAGGAATAATGATGACAGGGAAAACAATTTTTGGAGCCATCGGCGCCGTAGCGGTGCCCGTTTTTGAATACATGTATGGGGCAGGCGAAGCAGTGATTACAGCAATGGTTGCACTCACATTTTTTATATTAATGGATTGGCTCAGCGGAGTGCGGGCGGCAAAAAAAGACTTTAGCTACAGCAGTAAATACGGCATTGATGGGATATTTCGGACGATGTTTATGCTGCTGCTGCCAGCTGGGGGGCATTTAATTGATAAAATGTTTAATCTGCCCGGCATCCTGTTCGGAGCGCTCACAGCGGGGCTCCTGTACCACGTTATACAATCCATGGTAGCTAACTCACTGCGAGCTGGCTGGGGGGAGTGGCTGCCAATTAACGTGTTAGAGACGCTGCTCAAATGGGTAGGTTCGGAGCTGGATAAAAAGATTAATAGAGCTGCCGAACGCGGCGGCGTTGTAGGGGGTGGTGTTGATGCTGACACTGACGCAGGTAAAAAATAAGTCAGCGGCACGGCTGGCGGGATTGCTTCCCGTCGTCGCAGCGGCGTCAGAACGCCTGATAGAGCGCTGCTATGCTCGCGGTGTATCAATTGTCATTACGCAAGGATACCGTTCAGCAGCGGAGCAGGACGCGCTCTACGCGCAGGGACGCACCAAGCCAGGAAGCATCGTCACCAATGCACGCGCCGGCTACAGCTATCATAATTTTGGCGTGGCCATCGACTTCGCGCTGCTTTCCTCTGATGGGAAGCAGGTGCACTGGGATACGAAGCGTGACGGTGACGGAGACGGCACGGCGGACTGGTCAGAGGTGGTGCAGGAGGCTAAGGCGCTTGGCTTCGCTTGGGGCGGGGATTGGACTTCATTTAAGGATTATCCCCATTTTGAAATGACGTTCGGAATTTCAACTGGGCAATATAGAGCTGGGCAGCGTCCAACAGCGGCGCAACTCGCGGCAGCAACATCAAAAATAGAGGCGGGTGATATTGTGATTAAAGTAGAGGATGCCAACGACATTATCCAGTATTTAAAAGCAGCGTGGGCGGTAGCGAAAGGGAAAAACAATGCTGCAGGCATGAAAGAGGCTAACCGGTTGGCGAACGTGCTGCGGAAAGCCAGCGGGCAGAAAGAGCAGTAATTTATCATTACAACCAAATTGCTAGAAAACCGAATAAAATACAACCAAACTCAAAGTTTGGCAAAACTGACGTGAATTATTCCGGAATATATTCCGGAACGTGAAAGCCCTGCTAACCATTAGGTCGGCAGGGCTTTTTTTATTTATTGTTTTCCACGTTTTGATCGTGTGTCTTTATAATCCTCGATTTGTTTAACTGTCCATAATGGCCCGCTTGCGAGTATTTGCTCAGGCTGCGGAAACTGTCCTCTTTTGATATAAACGGAAACCTGTTGCTTTGACCACCCAAGTATACCGCCAGCTTCCGATAGCCCCACAAGGGGCGGTATTAGTTTCCCAGAATTACAAATGAAGACTCATCTTCGATATAAGAAGCATCACCGTTAATGTATACCGTATGACTAAATGCTTCTTCAAGCTTCGTGCGGTAATGCGGTTTTGTCCATTCGAGTCTTAATTCAATGTGCCCCCTTGGCGTGTCGTTATCTACAGTTGTAGTGCCGTCAGGTGCGACTTTAAAACTTTGGGCTCCATCGGGCAGTGTTTGTACATATTTAAGTTTGGCTGTCATTGGATATCCAAAACTAATATGTCCCCTCGTCGATCTTTCGAGTATCCGTGAAAAATTCCTTTTGATTGCTTCGACAAGGTTGTTTCCCTCGATTGTCATCTCCGTACCCCATGTTGTGTTTCTGCACTGTACTACGTATTCCATTTTCATTCCGCCTCTCATTTGTTTAACTTTGTAAAACAAATATAGCATGCCCAGCAGCGAACGTCAACTGTTTTTATGGAAATAAAAAAGCCCACATCGGCTGCGGGCTGCGCTCGTTCATCATTTCCGGTAAGTCCTTGCGAAAGCTGCCAGGCTGATTACCAGAGCAGCTATGCCAATAATGAGAGTTGCTGTTTCCATGAGAACACCTCCTAATATGCGATATCGAAAGCACTTAAAATGTCATGCAGGCTTTTTGACATAGCAGCTTTATGAAATGATGATTTATCATCGTCATCAGCACAACCGTATTTCACTTTCTTGACGACTCGCTCCAGATCGTCAGCCAAGTCTTCAATTTCATCTCTAGCAACGTTATTTTTGCCATCCTGCAACATCGCTTCGCCTCTTAACATCCCTATCAATCCCGTCACGCGATCATTTTCACAAGTGTTGTTCATCGTAATTCCTCCTGAGGGCCCGGAAGGGCCTGCGTTATTTATTTTCCAGCTTCGAGCAAATCTTACCTACTCGTAAGTCTCGATTTTGACGCAAGTCTTAAAAATTTCCTTGCCGTCACACCATCCGAAGTTGAAGGGTGTGCCGACAAAATACTCCTCTGCTTCTTCGGCCGTCCCGTTGAACCGCGTATGACTTGTATCTCCGTCATTGTAGAAAACCTTTACTCCGAGACGCTTTTGCATGTACAGCCCTCCCTGCGTAAGCTCGCCAGCATATTGAAGGGAGCGCTAGGCTCCCGTTACCGCAACGATTAAACGGTGAATCTCCTCAAACTCCGCACGGCTGATACGTCTGAGGGCATTTGCAGCACTGCGAACGTTGGTGCTCTCTTCCTCGCGGTAGTAACGATTTCCGCGCTGGGTGTACCAAGTTTCGACTCTTCCAGATGTATATACCAAATCGATCTCGCCATCCGGATTTGTTACGACCTGATGAGCGCCGTAATATTTTGTTTTGGACATATAGATACCTCCCGTTTATTTTATCCTTGCCTTATGCTAAGATTGGGAGGAGGGAGCCGTTAACTCCCTCCGAGGGAACCTATTTACGTTTGCGTGGGCGCTTACGTGGGGTTCCTTTCTTTTTGTCCTTTACCGCTAACCGGAACAGCATAGTCGCTGTTACTAGTTGGATGATTACGGTTAGGAGCCCAATCCATTCTTTCAAGTTGTTCACCTCCTTCGGAAGCTTATTTATCTCACTTCCTGAATATAATATACCATATATGAGATATTAATGCAACGCTTATGAGATAATATATTTACTTTGTGAGATATCACGCTTATAATGTGAGAAAAGCTGAATGGAGATGGAAGTATGGCGATATCATACAAACCGTTGTTTCGGTTGCTAACAGAGAGAGAATTGACGAAGAGTCAGTTTAGGGAAGCAATTGGTATGGGTACAACCCAGCTTGCCAAAATGGGGAAGGGCGAGTATATAGCGTTGGAACTTATTGATAAAATTTGCGCCCATTTCGATGTTCAACCAGGAGACGTTATCGAGTACGTAAAAGAGCCGAAGGAGATTTAATTCCAACGGCTCTTTTTGTCGTTTATTAGGACTTATTATTCATAACGCATCTTGCAAATAGAGTTGACGTCATGCAATGATGATGAAAAAGAGAAAGCGGCAGCGCACACCCAGCCAAACGCAGCTTAGACGCTTCAAGGCCGTAAGGGAGACAATGTTATGGAATTTGCATTATTTATGATTTTTTCAATTATCGAAGGTTTTGGCATTATGTACTTGATGCTCAAGATTTACCGCTATGATGCTGCCAGCTTTTACCCAGCTCTGTTGGTTATCACGCTCATGAGCTTGCAGAGTTATTTTCTGCGGGAAGAACTGTCACTAGAAAGCATAGCGCCAGTTGTGAATATTTTGGTCTTCGTGTTTTTCATGAATGTTGTAATTAAGATTCCGCTGTTTGCATCCATGATAATTACAGGTTTTGGTTACTTCATCTTTGCCTTATTGCAAGGAGCAATGGTGAATACAATTCCTTACTTTTCACAGGATGCAATAGCAGCTAATCCGTACAATGGTTATGTTCTGCAAGTCGTTACGGCGATTATTAATTTTTCGTTGGCATTCTTATTAAACAGGCTACGTATAGGCTTCATGGAGGAGATTTCGAACAAGATGCGTTTCCCTCATGAAAAATGGGTAGTAGGCGGCCTTATCATCGTTATCTTGCTGGGGTTCGGAATGATACTCCACCTGCGTAGCGAATTGCTCAATATCATTTATTACTTTGCAGCAGCACTATTTTTCTTTATTTACTCGTATGTAAAGGAGACAAAGGGGCATAGTGGAAATTATTTCGAGGAAATTAGCAGAAAACATTAAATCAATTGTTCCGGAGCATCCTGCTTCGGTGGCAAGGCTACAGTACGCATTATCCTTTATTCTTAACGCTGTCTTTATCATCGTCGGAGCTTTGCTCATATCAGCGTTCTCAGGACGCACAGGCGGCGTCATAGCGGCTCTGGTATCGTTTGCGATACTCAGACAGGCATCAGGCGGCATACACCTTAAATCAGGCACAACGTGCGTTATAGTGTCTATCGGAGTTGCAACGGCGTTGTCGTTCACCCCGGACATGTCGAGGGAAGTGCTTCTCGCGATCAATCTTTTGAACCTGGCGCTAGTGCTTATTTTTGCACCGACGGACATCGAAAAGCAGTCACGTATTCCAAGGCGGTTTTACCCATTACTCAAGCTTATATCAGCTGCAATTGTATGTAGCAATCTATTAATCGGATCGTCTATAATTGCAGTAACGCTGCTAGTGCAGTGCATGACTTTAATACTGGCAAAGGTGGTGAAAAATCCATGAACACTCTCAAAAAAAGAATTGCGTTTCAATTGGCAACAGTCCTCGGAGCTGCGGCAGTTCTCGTTGTGACAACCGCAAGCTTCCTTTACGTGAATCAGCCAGAAACTCCAGAAGAATTGTTGAAATAGTGGTGAACACACATGCAAAAAATTGAGTTTTTAACACTTACAAAAGATGTATTAGGGACTTCCGGTCTTTTCTTGATTCCGATAAAGGATATCGTCTACTTTAAGGGCATATCTGAAAAGAGATATGTTGAATTTCATACGGTCACAGAAGTTTACTACATGATGGGGACGCAAGTGTATTGGGAAGCGGCTATAATGAATAGCAACTGTAACTTCCTCGATTTAGGCCGCGGCGTGTTAATCAATAAAGATAGTATTCAAGTAATTAACAGAAGGACAGGGGACGCTTATTTCGAAAAAGAGATTGACAAAAAATCAAAGAAATCCGGACCTGTTTTTCACCGGATCAAAGATTTTGTCGAATACATGTCGAATTACAACCCCAATATCCAACTGATTTAGCCCTTCCACTACCGGAAAGGGCTATTTTTCTGCGCCAAATTAACATTCCTATTTTGTCAAGACCTATTCGACATGGTACGACATATTTCCCATCCGCCAATTATCATTTACTTTTCCCAGCGATCCCCTAATAATACAGGTATAAACCAAAAACAACAGGGGGACGCGAGGATGCATGTAGCAGATTTTGAATCAATCATGATTAGCAGATTTATAAAATCGAAAAAAGAGTGGTCGGGAAGAGGGGCGATAAAAACAACGTTCAATCTCCATACGTCAACGGCCACGCTAATATACGAGGCGGAGTTTACAAGCTTCGAGCAATACTTGCTTGATTTACTGGGACGCGCAAATAAGTTTGATTTTTTCTTGGAGGATGTTACGGCGGTCATGAAAAACGATTTTGACCCTGTGTTTGAATCAATGTATCCGGGGTTGAAAATAGAAGAAATGACGAGCGAGGTTGAAGGGGAACACTGCCGGAATCAGATTGTCACAATCCGGTTTAACAAAAATCTGCGGCAGCTCGTCGTGAACGATCAAATAGACATGCGCCAGGTACTAGCTTAATATCCCGTTGGGACTGCAAAGGACAGCTATATCGCTTTATGATATATGTGACGCCGGACCAAGCCGACACTTAGACGCCTAATAAGCGTACTTTGTGTCGGCTTTCTTGCTAAGTGGGGTTAAATTGAGAGGGATGGCACAAGAACATTTGTGCTAAAATAAACAGGTATCTTTCGGTACAAAAATGTACCTAAAATCCCTAGGGAGGACGGCAATCCGTCTCAGTCCCGTTTAATATCCCACTCGTACAACTCTTCCATGGTGCAGCCAAGGAAGCGAGAGACGCTATACATGACGTCTTGAGGCATTGTCCTGTCGCCAGTCGCGTAAAAGGATACCAAGCGCACATCATAGCCCATACGGCGGGCGAATTCGGCTTGTGTCATACCTCTCTCGGATAAGTGGAATTTCAAACGGCACTTCCCTAGGGAATAGTGCAATTTGATACTCCTTTCCATATTTCAATAAACAAATTATAACATCGCAGGGGTGGGTCAAGGTATGAAAAAAACATATGTCAAGGTAACAGATAATAGCATGTCAGCTGACAGAATTATGTCTGGAGATACAGTCTTGATACAAATAGATAGCGATGTAAATCCTAATGATATTGCCGCAATTATTCTGGATGGGGTGTTGACGCTGCGTAGGATTGAGAAGTGCGGCCATGCATACATACTCACGCCTTCCGATGTGCTAATGTCGCCCGAATTAAGAGATGACATATTTATCATCGGAAAGGTAATTGACGTAATAATTGACGCATAGAAAAACCGCTCTTGCCTTTTGGTAGGAGCGGTTTTTTATTATAAATTCACGATGATTTTGCGGAGTCTGCCGATGATCTGAATGTTTTGGTTATTATTAGCTCCGCAGATGATTGGCGGGTAAGCAGGGTTTTCGGATTGAAGCACCAGCATGTCGCCTTGACGAAATACACGCTTTAGAACAGCTTCTTCGTCGATCATAACGGCAGCTATTTCCCCGTCTTCAATCTCTTCTTGCTTGCGGATCAGCAGCAAGTCGCCGTCATGGATACGTGCGCCGGTCATGCTGTCCCCTTTAGCTCTTAAGTAAAAGTATTCCCCGCCGTTTAGCCAAGTACGTGGTGTGAGCTCGTAACCTTCAATGTGTTCGTATGCAAGCGCGCCTTCACCGCAAGATATTTTACCTACGATTGGCAGGCTAATGTTTTCGGATTCTTCAACTACTTCACCGAGTTTTTCGTAAGCACCTTCGGTTAGTTGGGTAACTGTCACATCAAGTGCGACAGATAGATCCTTCAAACGATTAACGTCAATTTTTATCTCGCCATTTTCATAGCGATGGATTGTTTTTTTGGTCAATCCCACTTTTTCAGCTAGTACTTGAAGGCTATAGTTTCGCAATGTGCGATATTTTTTTATGTTTTTTCCTGTTGCTATGTAAAATATTTTCGAGTCCTCTTTAAGCGTCATTTCAAATTCCCCTTCATTAATGGCTTGCTCACATTATAACCATAAAATGACACGTTATTCAAGTATTTTATTATTTCGTGTCATTTATGGGGTTGACGATGCAAAAACGAGGTGCTATTCTATGGGTGTCTCAATAAGACACGAAAGAACGAAAGCGGGGTGAGGACATGCAAACACCAACGAAACTCAGCGTTAAGGCGCTCCGTGTGAATTGTGGATTACTCAGCAAAGATGTTGCTAAGCATCTGGGTTTATCTCTTGCTACGTATTCCAGAAAAGAAAACAATCACGGAAGATTTTATGCAGATGAAGCAGCCAAGCTCAGTGAGTTGTTCAAAGTTCCATACGAAAATTTTTTTGATGCGGGGTGTCTTATTAAGACACAAGATGAAGCTTGACACTCCGCTGTACGCACATTGACAACTGAATACCATCACATAATAAGAAAGGAGGCGCCGCATTGAATATCGTTTTATCGAACGACCTGAACATCATCACAGCTGAGATTAACAGTTACAAGCAGGTTGCTGGTCAGTCCTTATTCGAGATCGGAAAGAGATTGAAGCATGTGAAAGAGAATGACTTAGCACACGGGCAATGGGAATCATGGCTTAACAAGATCGACCTTGTGCCCCAAACGGCACGTAAGTTTGTTCAAGCGTACGAGCAGTTTGGAAATCGCGCGATGTCGAGCGATTTGCCAACAGGTAAACTCTTCGAAATGCTTTCCCTACCTGAATCTGTAGAACGCTCGACGTTCATCCAAGAGCCCCACACGGTTCCGTCAACGGGCGAAAGCAAGACGGTTGATGAAATGACGGTTCGGGAGCTTCGAGAGGTCAAGCAGGCATTAAAGGCGGCTGAGAAGGAAAACGCAGCAGCAGAGCAACGCGCTCGGCAATCAGAGGCAACTCAACAGGAAGCGGCTCGCAATCATATGGTTCAGCAAAATAAGCTTCTCGCTCAAATAAAGGCATTGGAACAAAATCCATCACGTTCGGAAGAGGATGAATCTCATCTTCGAGAGTTGACAGAGGAGAACGTCCGCTTGATGAACGCTATCAATACACTCAAGCAAGAAATGCTCGAGCGGGATGCGGCAACGGAGAAGCGGACTTATGACCTTCGTAAGATGAAGGAGTCATTGAGCAAGACACGAGCCTACGTTGAGGTGGATATGTCCACGGCACTGAATCACTTCTTGGCTGTATCGGATCAGCGTGAAGCTGTTGAAGCTGCTGAACTGTTTTGGGCTAATCTGAATGACACTTTAAACAGAATGCGGCAGCAATGGTCAGCTGCAATGAAAATAGAACTGGAGGTGCTAGGCGATGGGAAAAAGCAAACAAGTCATTCCAGACAGACGGTCATTATCGAACATGATAGCGGAGCGTGACAAGCTAATTGCCGAACTCAGGGCTAGGGTTATCATTCGCAGCCCCGAACAAAAACTGATTCAGCGGGCAGGCAGGGAACGCGTAAAGCTGCTTCTTGGAGGCAGAGATTCGGCAATTTACCGTCGGTTCAGTCGAAAGTATTTCTCCAGCATGTGGAATGGGTACCGAGATAAATTCAATGTTCGTTCTTTTCGGGACACAAGGGAAAGCGACTTCGATAATGCGGTTTTGTGGATTGGCACATGGCAGGCGCGGGGTCCTCTTAGAATTAGCGCTGAGCAAATTGAATTGGAGTTGAAGGAACATGAAGAATGAGGCTGTTTCTCTAGTAAACGATTATTCACGGTTGACGATGATCAGCCAGAGCGACGTTCATCACAAGGTTTATGACATTCTGCTCAAGCAGCACGGCATCGACGTCCGGCAGCGGGTGGCAAACGAGCGGGAGCGGATCAACGCTGAGCATTATTCCAAGAAGGGCAAGCGTTATTCGGAAAGCACGCTCAAGAGCAAGGTTAACGGCATCGACGTCATGGTGCGTGACGGCGTGCTGGACAGGTTCAACGCTATCTTAGTCGGCCTGCTCGCAGCTGAGAAAGACCGTTCGCTTCCGGTGGCGCCATGACCATACAAGAGCAAGCGAGCCAAATGATCGCAAGCGCCAAAAAAGGCACGGTAACATTTAAAGAGGCAATGGCGCACATTAGCGCTTACTGCGCTTCGATGGCTGTGGAAAGTAATGCAAACGAGATTTATGGGGCGGCAATTGATGCACTGTTCGCAGAAATGTACGACTCAGCTCACGGGGGAAGCAAAGAAACCGCCGCTTTGGGGGCGACGGAATCAGTTTGCTGCATTAACCTTTGTGAGAATCTAGGCACCTTACAAATAGATGATGAGAACTGGATTTGTGATAATTGTGCTCAAATTCAGAATGAGTTAGCTCCTTAAATGCTATTCCAGATTTGAATAAATTGCGCCGCTTCACCTTTCAAAGCAAGAAGAATATCTTCTTCACCTTTGTTGTCAGAACCAATATATAATTTCCCTTTATTTACGTCGAGAATTGATTGTGCTGCATCGGAAATTGTATCAGTTCTTGTTGAAGAACCCATTAAAGCTAGTGCAGTTTTTGATCTTCTTTTATCAATCGGATCTTGTTTGAAATACAGCTTTATTAGTTTAGGTTCATCGTTAATATAAAGCCCGATTTCTGCGGCAGATTTAACGGATAGATTTTCAAAGGTCCAGAATGATTTGCCGGGATCAAACCACTCAATCTCTTTCTTGCCTAAAAACTTTTTGTAAGCTTTTACAGCTGCAATATATCGAGCCCGGCGGTTATCGTGTGCTTGGAGGGCAACGTGCTCCAGATAATCAAAACTCATTTCCCCTTCGTGGAATTTTGGAATAGCTTCTCGTAAGGCTTTCCAAAAGTCAGTTGCGACATTGTAAGTGTCGTACTTTATTTTACGAACGGATGTTACTTTTCCGGGACCACTTGGTTTGAGGGAAAAGTCTATAAATTGAGTTAAGCTAATTGAAATTTTTTCGATAATTTTCACCTCCTTTCCTTACGAAATGGTAATTCTCGACAAATTCCATTCTAGCAGAAAAGTTGGTAAAGAAAACAAATATTTGGAAGGAGGCATTACATGCGAACAGGTGACATTCGATTCGCCGATTTACTTGCAGCCGAGGGTCTTAAATCTGGCATGGTGTTCGCCAGTCCTCTTATGAAAGGCTGGGAGGCAGCGCGTGCGGTTGCCGACTTCAAAGCACAGGAAAACATCAGGGCCGACCATAATCGCATCATAGCAGCGGCTAAGCCTGGTACCGTTGGTCATTTAGTGGACAGGCTGGCAACGTTTTATCATTCCGAATACGTGAAGATTCATCAACCATGGGTAAGGGAAACGCCGTTCGAAGAGTGGCGGGACAGGCAGCTAGCGGGAAAGGGCATCGTTTTATGATGGAGCCTAACTTGGATCGTTTCAGCCGCCCATTGCCGAGCGAGCGCGAGGAGCAGAGACCGCAAGATGATTCGGTACGGTGCCACATTTGCGGACGGGATATAAACCGCCGATTCGCCGAGGAGTGGAACGGAGTCGAAGCATGCAGGCGTTGCATACGGGAGGCAAACGAAGAGGCAGAGCAGTTTGACGAGTAGCTTATTATTTTTTTTGCCAAAAACGCTTGAGAGGGGGTGGAAACGATGAATAGAACAGTCACAAATAATAATATTCTCGTGAAAGTCGAGATAAGGTCGCTGCATAAAACGATGATTATCAGCCTGAGCGAGGAGTTTGAAAACAAAGTTGTTATCGCCTTGGAGGCATGGGAGTTCGCGGATAACAAGGAAATCAAAGTGATTTTCGAAGACGAAACGTTCACTTGGATTACTTGCCCGCAGGGAGCCTTCATTTATCGCACTTATAAAAAAATAGCAGTTGATGCACCAGCAGGATAGCAAAAGACCCTAAAACGGGGTAGGAGCCGTTTAGGGTCACGAGTAAACAATTCACGGTCAGTTTAGCACAGAGCTGCGAAGCTGGCAAGGAGGAAGGTCATAACATGGACCGTATAACATTGAAACATTATCAAGATAGAACCGCTAAAGCGGAGGCAATTGTTAAGAAAATTGATGCTTTGCTGTCGTATTCCGAAAAGGTAATGCAGGCAAGAGGGTTTCAAGCATTCGACACTACTAACTGTAGCCTTTTCTCTTTGTCTGCAAAACACGCAAAAATCGAAACGCCGCGTCTGGTTGACAAGATCGCTGCTTCAATGGAAATCTTGATCGCCGAAGAAATCGCCTTGCTTGAGCAAGAGCTTGCGGAATTGTAATGAAAAACTCTTCCTCTCCGCATTAGTAGTGAGAGGCTAAATAAATCGTTAGGAGGAATCAAGTTGGCAAAGGTTGTTCGCTTCATTGAAACGGAAGCCGTTAACTACACAGGCTTACGCAGCAAGCAGGTCAAATACGGCAATGTGACGGCGCTGTCCGGTCGCAATGGTCAAGGTAAAACTTCAATCGGCACGATGCCGGTATGGGTGCTGTGGGGTAAGGATCTTCTCGGGTCTGATTACACATCAGCAAAAAACAGTCCGCGTCCTAGCAATTATAAATATGATCGTGTGTACGCATCGCTGCTGCTTTCGGTGGATGGCGTAGAGTATAAATTCGCTCGGGAGATTGTGGGCAAGACAAACAGCTTCTATGTAAACGACGTTCCCAAGCCTGCGAAGGAATTTGAGGCTGCTGTCGCTGCGCTATTCTCGCAGGATGAATTCATGGCCTTATACTTCCCAGCCTACTTCTTCGGGCTCCACTGGACAAAGCAGCGTGAGCTGCTAATGAAGGGCGTACCGGCTCCACTTAACAAAACAGTCTTTATTGAAATGTCGCGAACATCGCCGGAGCAGGCTGCAAAGGAAATTGAGCTTAACCCACAGGCTGCCAAGCTGGCGGAGTTGGTCAAGAAGCACTCCATTAATGATCTTGAAGCAATGCACAAGGATCAAAGGCCTAAGCTGGACAAGGCCCATACGGAAGCGGTAGGCGCGGCTAAGAAGGTTAGGGAAATGCTAGACAGGTTGCCAGAGGCAGGCGACATTGTAGCGCTAGAAGCTGAGGTTGCTTCTTTGAGGGCAGACATAGAGCGCGAGGACAAGATCGTCGCTGATGCTTGGGCGGTTAATAACCTCTACAACGAATTTAAATACGATTGGCAGCAGCTCGACAAGCAGGTGAAGGATTCAGTCGCGGCTTGGCCTGCACTCAAGGATGAGCCAATACAGGACACATGCCGAACCTGTAAGCAGCACCTACAAAATGAGGCAGTCGAAGCTGTTAAGGCCGACAAGGAACGCCGCATACTGGAATACCGTGCAAAGCACACCGCATTAATAAAGAAGCGTGACAACGCTCTTGAGCTTTTCAAAGGTGCTGAACAAATCGACGTTTCAGAGCAGCAGGCGAAGGTCAGGAGCATTGAGGATAAACTCGATGTTGTTCTCACTAAGCTTCGCGAGAGCAAGGAGCGTGCCAAGTACGAGGCCGAGGTAGCTGCGACGGAGGAGGCAGAAGCTTCAACGCTCGCCAGCCTACGGGAAACAACGTTCATATTGGATGCAATCAAAGCATTCCGCGCCAAGGAAGCTGAGCTGCAGGCTGCTGAGATTCAATCCAAGTTCACCAGGCTATCAATCAGGCTGTTTAAATTCGTAGCATCACGAGGAGAGTATGACCCTGATTTCAGCGTTCAAATGGACGGCAAGGATTATATCTCATTGTCAGTCGGTGAGAAGATCGAAGCAGGGCTGGAACTTACAGAAGTACTGTTCAAGCAATCGGATTTGATTACGCCTGTCTTTATTGATGGGATCGGCGAGTATACAGGCCCTATCGCAGCCTATGACCAGGTAATCACGGGACGAGCAGTTCTGAATCAAGATTTACAAATCGAAGCAGATGGAGTGATTCAATAATGAGTAAAAATCAAGCATTGGCAGTTATGACACCGGAAATCAGAGAGGCATTCCCTATGGAGGTTCTGGACGTTATTCGTACTTCGCTTTGCCCTACAGCAACTGATCCTGAATTCCTGCTGTTCGCGCACAAAGCTGCTTCTTATAAGCTGGACCCGTTCAAAAACGAAATCTTCTTTATTAAATATGGCAACGCTGCGCGTATTCAATTTGCTGCTGAGGCTTACCTGTCCAAGGCTCGTGAGAAAGAGGGATTCCAGCCGCCAGACACACAGATGGTATGCGAAAACGATGAGTTTCGAATGGTGAAAAGCTCGGATACAAAGGAAATGGAGGTCTCGATTCACGAAATCGGTTTTCCGCGCGGGAAGATTATTGGAGCTTACTCCATTGCCTATCGCGATAACAAGCGCCCTGTAACGGTTATTATGGATCGTTCAGAGGTCGAGCATATGTTCACTGGTCAGAATAAAGATAACTGGAATAAATGGACAACGGACATGTTCGGGAAGCATGTCGAGCAGCGGGCGCTCAAAAAGCAATACGGGCTTGAGTTTGGTGACGATGAAACAAGCCAGCCTGTGGATGCTCCTGATTCGTTTGTTCGCAAGGACATTACGGAAGAAGCGGGCAATTACAGCACTCCACCGAAAGCAGAAAATCCGCAAGAGCCTTCGACCCAGCCTAAAAACGAAAGCGAAGTAGATAATCTTTGGAAGGTAGTCGGCGCTAAATTGGACGAACTCGGTCATGCGTCTAAAACGGCGAAGGCGAAATATTTACAGGATAATCTCAAGATTAAAGGCGAAAACGCTGCGGCGGATGAGTTGAAAAAACTTATCCAATTTATCGAAATGGAAATTGCCGAGAAAGCAGCCGGCAGCGATGAGCTTGAATAATGACGACCACGGTCCAGGTTCTTTCAACCGGCTCTGAAAAGGGCAGCTGCATCTACGTGGCAACGGAAGGGCTCAGCATCTTAATTGATGTTGGGCCGTCCAAAACAAAAATTGAAAAGCTGCTGCTTGCTCAAAACTATGATCCTACTAAAATCGAAGCCATATTTATTAGCCATGAACACGGGGATCATGTGGACGGCATCGGATTCGCAGACAAATTCAAAATTCCGATTTACGCCAGCGAGGGTACGCTCAAGTCGATCAGTAGACTTGATAGCGGAAAAGTGATGAAGGCGAATGGAGGTATCGGATTCCATGCTTTTTCGCCCCATCACATGATTATCAGCGCCTTTAACATTTCGCATGACGCGGCGGAGCCTTTCGGTTACGTCATCCGGACGGAGGATAAAAAGGTCAGTGTCTTGATGGACACAGGATGCGTCAATGACGGGATGCTCGCGGCTATGGCTCACAGCGACGTTTATGTATTCGAATGCAATCACGATGTTGATATGCTCACGAACGGCAGCTATGGCGATTATCTTAAAAGCCGTATCCTGTCTGACATTGGGCATATGTCTAATGATGCTGCAGCAGAAGCACTGGCAAAGCTCATACAGGGGCGCGGCGAGCAAATCTATCTGACGCATATGAGCAAAAACAATAACACGGCAGCACTAGCGGAACGGACGGTCAAGCTGGCCCTTCATTCAAAAGGCTATATCAAAGGCAAGCATTATAAATTGGAGGTCATTTAATTGAAAATACGCATTCTATCGCCAAAACCTAATTCATTCATTCCTAATGCCAGCGTTCACGAAGCACGCATCCATCCAGATAATGAGCGTTTCTATCAAATTACTAACGGGGAGCATGCGGGTAAAGAACTGCCGATTAGCATGGCAATCATTCTTCCCGACGCCCCAACCTACAGCGCCGAGGAGTACAACGCGCTCCAAGCAGACTTGCAGCAGGCGCAGGAAGACAACGAGCAGCTGCGCGGGGAATTGCATAACACTGCGGACCGGCTTGCAATTGCTGCACAGGAAATCCAGAGCTGGCAGAAGAAACACGAATGGACGTATCGCCATCATGAAATAGCGATGGAGTCCAACAAAGTGAAATTGCCTTGGCTTGTCGCAGATGGAATCAATCACGCGAGAAATATGTTATACAGCAACCGCGACATTATGAATGATGATTTAGGCACGCATGTCCCTTTATGGAGAGAAGCGCTTAGGGACTACGCCGCTGACCACTATGACAAGCTGATGTCAGCCCTTGTAAATGGCTACACCATAGATAACAAAAGTAAGGCGCTATGGGATGGCGCTATTAAAATCCTCACGGGTCCCGGTAACGCTGTAGACAAAGCCAAAGCGCTTGACAAGCTTTATAAACGATAAGCAGGTGAGGGGATGGCAGCACCCCAGAAGGAAAACGGATTTACAGCGGTCGCCAACGAGATTCTGGATGAGATATGCCAGTACAAATTCAATGGCTCGCAGTTGCGAATCATTATGAAGGTTTGGCGGCTGACATACGGATACAGTCGCAAGGATCACGAATTTGCGAGAACCTTCCTCCAAGAAGTGACGGGCCTCTCGGAAAGTACGGTCAAAACGGAAGTGACAGCACTCATTAAGAACAAAGTTTTGATCGTGACCCAAAAGGAAACCAGCACGGACGGGAGAAAGCTCGCCTTCAATAAAAATTACGAGGAATGGACCATTCAGAAAAGTGGTGAGTCGATGACAGAGCAACTGGACTTATTCGGGGGGCAGGATTCCACCCCTCAAGATGATCAAGGTAGGGGGTTGGGATTCCACCCCTCCGAGGGGTACGATTCCACCCCTCCAAGTAGTGTTTCGGGGGGTGCTTTTCCACCCCTATATAAAGAAAAAGATCTTTCTTTAAATAAAAGTATTAAAGAAAAAGAGATGATGTTTGAAACCTTCTATTCTTTATACCCCAGAAAGATTGCAAAACCTTATGCCAAAACGATATGGATTAGGAAATGCAAAGATGAAACCTTTGACCCCGATCTTGTTATTACCAATACAAAGCATTTTGCAGATACATGCATTCTATTAAAAACAAAGACATCATATATTCCTCACCCTTCTACCTATATCAATCAAAAGAAATATGAAGATTACCCGCGAGTCGATCCGGAAGGGTTGGCGGCGGTGGGACAATCGAAACTTGGTTCGACAATGGACTTCCTGCAGCAGCAGATTGGCGGTGGTTTTGGTGGACAGGAAGCAAGTGGGCTTACTCTTCGCGAAGGCGGCGAACGCCTACCCGAATAGAGCGCCGGATTTAAAGCAGGACCCCGGAGTGTTCGAGGTATGGGTTGAGCGCCTGGCACCTATTGATGCAGGGAGGGCGCTGCGGAACCTGAACATTCATATTGACAATGAGCGTTTCCGTTTCCCCGTTCCAGCTGATTTAATCAGGAACGATTTGCAGAGCACGAATGAAAGATACCTGCAACTGGAGGCGGCTCATCAATTCGCGCTCCGTGATGAATGGCTACGCAGCACCAAGGAGCCGCCGGAAGGCTACTGGCAAGATATTATGCGGCTAATAGCAAAGGGTGGTGACGGTGCATGAGTTGGCCTTACGACGATGCTCCTCCAGCGGAAGCGCCTTTCCCAGTTCCTCCGGACGAACCTGCTGTACCGCATAGCTACGAGATGGAAAACGCCGTACTTGGGGCGCTACTGCTTAAAAGCGAGGCATACGATGAGGTTCGCGGCAGGCTACAGGCTGATTCCTTCTACATTAAGCCGAACAGGCTGATTTTCAAAGCAATAGAGGCAGTCGCAAATACAGAGCCTCCTGTTCCTATTGACCTTGTAACAGTCGTCGGGCAACTCCAAGAGTCTCAGACTTTGGATAAGGTGGGCGGCGTATCTCACTTGTCATCGCTGGCGAGCGCTGTGCCAACTGCTGCAAACATCACGTTTTACGCTGAAAAGGTGCGCGAGTTGCATTTACGCCGTGAGACGCTCCAGATTGCAAAGGATTTAGCGGAACACGCAAGCCTTAACAAAGACGTGGCGGGCTTCGTGGCTCTCGTAGAACAGCGCATGAGCAAGCTGACGGCTGAACATAAACCTGAGAAAGTTTCCATCACAATGAAGGAATCCGTCCTTAAGGTTTGGGAGCAGTTGGAGGGTCGTTACGCTTCAAGACACGAAAGCAAAGGGACAACCGGTATCCCATCGGGCTTCGTTGATTTAGATAAGATGACCTCTGGATTTCAGAAAAGCGACTTGATTATTGTCGCCGCTCGCCCTTCGGTTGGTAAGACGGCATTCATGCTGAATATTGCGAGAAATGCAGCAGCGGTAGTGAAAGATTACATTGCTGTGTTCTCGTTGGAAATGCCGGACGATCAATTGACAGGTAGGATGATCTCTTCCGAGGCTGGAATTGATGCCGAAAAAATCAAGTCAGGTCTTTTCGAAGGGGATGACTGGGAAAAACTCGGCATGGCAGCTAGTAAAATAGCCGACTTGAAAATTCGAATTTTCGATGATCCTTCCGTTACAGCCCAAGACATTCGAGCAAAATGCCGCAAGCTGAAACAAGAAGAGGGCCTGAGCATGATCCTGATTGACTACCTGCAACTTATAGAGGGTAACGGGAAAGGAAAGGATCGCCAGCAGGAAGTTTCAGAAATCTCTCGCACATTGAAACAAATAGCTCGCGAACTGGAAGTGCCAGTAATCGCCCTGTCGCAGCTCAGTCGTGGCGTAGAGCAGCGGCAGAACAAACGTCCGATGATGTCCGATCTTCGGGAATCCGGCTCTATTGAGCAAGACGCTGACATTATCGCTTTCCTTTATCGTGCTGATTATTACGATAAGGAAACAAGTCAGAAAAACATCATAGAGGTCATAATCGCGAAGCAGCGTAACGGACCGGTCGGAACGGTCGAGTTGGTGAATCTCAAAAATATCGGCAAAATGGTCAATCTTGATCGGCAGCAGACCGTTGACGACAACTGGTAGGGAGGGGTGACCATGCATAAACGCAAGCTGGACCCCGATCCCTATTATCAAGACACGCCTTGGGAGATTATTCACGACGAGCGGGGCAAAGTGATCGGCGAGGTGTTCACGCTGCCAGCTCGGATGACTACACATAAAAAATATGGAGGTGCCGGAATGGCAAATAGAAACATGCTGCATAAATCGCGACTTGAACAATTTAAAACGTGGCTGCAAGCAACGGGGTGGGAGCTACACCCCACCAAAGGCCCTGATGAGGTCATACGGGCCCGCAAGGATGGTTTTCTTATGCTGATTCATGGCAATAGCCGGACGCAGCATTTAAGCTTCGGAGAGGCACATACCAGCGTTGTGAAGCAGTTTATCAGGGAGTATAAACGGGCTGAGAAGGAGGCGTCTTCGCAATGAAAGTATTCATCGGCGAAACAATCGCGGACGGCGAGGTAAAGGGTAAGCTTTTCCTTGAATCGGACTCAATGCAGTTCATCATTCGGGAATACAACGGGAAAGTAAGTGAAAAGGGCGTCGAAATTAGCAAGAACATCGGGTATTTCACCGACATAAAATCAGCGTTGAATCGCTTGATTAGGATAAAGATCATGCAATCCGAAGCTACAACGTTAACGGGGCTGCACGAGGACATTGCCCGCATTGAGGCTGACATAGAAAGCAAGCTGACGGAATTCACGAGCGCTGAACGGAAGCTTTCAGCGTTAGAAGAAGCGATTCGCGACTATGAGCCGATGTTTGACAGCAGCGCGCAGGGGCTTGTTGCTTGGATTGAATCTACTTGCCCATGGATTGGCGAAAAGGAGGCTGATGCTCGTGGCTAGATTCGGGACAAAGGCTGCTGCAAACAGTGAACCTAAGAGCAAATACAACGCAACGAAGGCGCTGCTTGATCTGGGAAAGAAAACGATAGTCAAGCTTACAAGCCAGCAAGTAAAAGATATGAAGGAATTCGGGTATGACAAGGAATCATTCATCATTTTCGACTCATCGCTAGAAGCTCGGTTTTACCGAGATCAATTGCTGCCGCTGGTAGAGGAACAATCGGTATTCGTTGAATTTCAGCCGAAATATGTGTTGCAACCGAAATTCGAGAAAGAAGGAATGAAGCATCGGGAAATCACTTATTCCCCTGACTTCAAGGTTACGTATTTCAGCGGCAAGGTTGTGTTGTTCGACGTCAAAGGGGCTGAGGATCAAAAATTCCCAATCAAGCGGAAAATGTTTGATTACACCAACCCCGACCTTCCGCCGTTGGTGGTCATGAAATACGTTGTCAAGTTCGGTGGATGGATCACGATTGAAGAATACGCCATTAAGAAGCGAGAGGAAAACAAACTCAAAAAGGCTGCTGCTAATTAGAAAATAACCGCGCTGGCGCTCGGTTAGTGGCCTCGTGCTGCCATTTTTCAGGGTGCCAGCTCCGAAAGGGTGGTCAATATGAAGCCAATAGACATGTCGAAGGCCAGCGAAACGGAGCTGCTGACGATCATCTACCATGACAGCCAGGCGCGGTTGTCAGACATTGCAAGGGCAGCTGAGCAGAACCAGCAACTTCGCCCGGATAAGCAATTGCACAGCAGGCTGCAGCAACAGATAAAGCGAGTGTACCCACGATGACCCGCCGCTTACGCCCCGTACCGCGACATAAAACGGACAAGGCAGACAAAGGAGCGGGAGAGATAGTAACGCGGCAAATGACAGCCGAGGAGTTTGAGCGGATGCCAGCGCCGAGGGAGCGGGACATGATGACGTGGGGGCCGGCTAAAAGGAAAGAGGTGGACCATTGAACACTGAAATCATAATAGATAATTTTGCGGGCGGCGGGGGAGCCAGTACGGGAATTGAGTTGGCGACAGGCCGCAGCGTGGATATTGCAATTAACCATGACCCAGCTGCCATTGCGATGCATGAAGCTAATCATCCTGATACGGTTCATTACCAAGATGATGTATGGAAAGTCGATCCCCGTGTTGTATGCGCTGGTAGACCAGTTGGTCTGGCATGGTTTTCTCCAGACTGCAAACATTTCAGCAAAGCAAAAGGGAGCAAGCCAGTCGAAAAGACGATTCGTGGCCTTGCTTGGGTTGCTGTACGCTGGGCTGCTACGGTTAAACCCCGCGTGATAATGCTGGAAAACGTGGAGGAATTTACGACATGGGGGCCGCTCAAGTTAGACCAGCGAGGTTGGTATCCTGATCCCGCGCAGAAGGGGCGGACATTCCGAAGCTTTGTAAATGCCTTACGGCGGCTGGGATACGTTGTTGAGTGGCGTGAGCTGCGGGCTTGTGATTATGGAGCGCCGACGATCCGCAAGCGGCTGTTCCTCATAGCGCGCTGCGATGGGCAGCCTATTGTTTGGCCTGAGCCGACCCATGGCGCACCGGATAGCCCGGAGGTATTGGCTGGGAAGCTGCAGCCTTGGCGCACGGCAGCTGAAATAATTGACTGGTCCATTCCGTGCCCAAGCATCTTCGAGCGCAAAAAACCATTGGCAGATAACACGCTGCGGCGGATCGCCCGCGGCATACAGCGATATGTCATTGAGGCGGATCAGCCGTACATCGCTCCATACATTATCAAGGTCAATCATCACGGCGAGCAGTTTAGGGGCCAGCCGCTCGATGAGCCTTTGCAAACCATAACAGCAAAAAATGGCTGGGGAATTGTAACACCTTGCATAGCCCGCATTGGTCAGACTGGATTCGGAGGCGACCGCCTTTCCTATGACATGGACAAGCCGCTTACGACCATCACGACCAAGGCCGAGCATCTTCTGATTAACCCGACTTTGATTGAGATTGGTTATGGGGAGGGGCCGGGGCAAGCGCCGCGAGTACCAGGCTTGCATAAGCCGCTGGGAACAGTGGTGTCCGGCGGCAGGAAGCACGCTGTTGTGGCTGCATTCCTCGCGAAGCATTACGGCGGAAATTACAACGGACCAGGCGCAAGCTTGGATGATCCGCTGCCGACCGTGACAACGGTAGATCATAACGCCATTGTTACGAGTCACTTGGTTAAGCTACGCGGCACTTGTCAGGACGGGCAACCAGTAACGGAGCCTATGCCAACAATTACGGCGGGCGGGTTGCATGTCGGCGAGGTGCGGGCATTCCTCACGCAGTACAACGGGACAAGCGTAGGGCAGGACGTTCGGCAGCCACTTAATACGGTGCCGACGCATGACCGCTTTGGGCTGGTAACGGTGCACGGTGTCGACTATCAGATCGTTGATATCGGCATGCGGATGCTCGAGCCGCACGAACTATTCGCAGCACAGGGCTTCCCAGAAAATTATGTTATCGACAAATACGGTGATGGCAGTAAGGTCTCGAAATCAGCGCAGGTGGCCCGCTGCGGAAACTCAGTTTCGCCACCGATGGCAACGGAGCTGGTACGGGCTAATCTGCCGGAATTATGCGTGGGAGCAGGCAAGGTGCTGACGTTTGAAAGATACGCCGAGCAGCCGGCAGGGCAGCTTCAATTGTCGATTTAGGGCTATAGGGATGATAACCCCTATAGCTCCATACCCAAATATGAGGAGAGTGTTTTAGATGACGGGAAAAATGAAGCAACAAGAAACTGTTGGAGCAGAAAAGGTAGACGCTCGCTACACTACGCCAGTCTATGAGAATCGTACAGAGCCGAAACAGATCGTTTTGGATAATTTTCATTTGTGGGCGCAGTTGATTTCCCAGAAAAAAGAAGACCGCAGTGTGTTTATGGAATATGAAACACCTGTGAAGCAGGTCGCGCTTTTAACGGCACATAAGGCTATGGAGCTGGAAAAGGAGATTGAGCAGTTAGAGATAGAATTTTGCAGCATCCTTGAGGACGCTAAGATAATGGGGGCAATTAGAAGATGCGTCCGCTGCACTGTGCTGACTGCTCAGGAACTGTGCGCTGATTGCAGGGAATCTGAATAATCGTGGGCTGGTATAGCTCCATACAGAGAGGAGGACACACCAAAATGATTACAAAAGCAGAACTAAGTCGCCTGTTAACTGGAATTAGGCTCGGACTTGAGAATGTACACGACGATTTAGCGGTAGATGAAAACGGGTCTTTTGACATCAAGGACTATGATCATCTTATCGACAAGCTGGAAAGGCTGCTTCCAGTGATTAAAGGCACTGTAGAGGTTGAGTAAACCCCCTTATAGAGGAGAGGAGGACACACATGAGCGCACCGCGCATCTTACACTACCCCGGCAGCAAATGGAGTATGGCGGACTGGATTATCAGCCATATGCCGCCGCATACGACGTATCTGGAGCCGTACTTTGGCAGCGGGGCGGTGTTGTTCAACAAAGACCGTTCCATATTGGAGACGGTGAACGACCTGGACGGAGAAGTTTCAAACCTTTTTCGAATAATTAGAGATCAACCAGAGGAACTGGCCAGACTTATTCACTGGACTCCATATGCAAGGGCTGAATACTACAAAGGCTATGATTCGGAAGGTTCAGACATAGAGAGAGCCCGCCGTTTTCTAGTCCGCTGTTGGATGGCAAGAGGCGGGAAAACGAGTGACCGAACCGGATGGCGACATATTATCGACTTAAATGCACCACATCCAGCGAAGGATTGGCAGAAGCTTCCGGACAAAATAATGCAGGTGACAGACCGGCTACGTAATGTGCAGATTGAGTGTCAGCCTGCGGGGAAGTTGTTGGAACGATACAAGCGGCCCGAGGTTCTGCTTTACGCTGATCCGCCTTACTTGCTCTCAACTCGAAGTAAACGGATGTACAAGCACGAAATGAACGATGCTGACCACGAGGAATTGCTCGAAGCGTTGATTGCTCATCCTGGTCCGGTACTCCTATCGGGGTATGACCATCCGATGTATAACGACAAATTGCGAGATTGGAGCCGAGAAACAAAGGCTGTAACGGCAGAAGCGGGTCGTTCTCGTATCGAAGTCCTTTGGATAAACCCAATAGCAGCTCAATATGGGCAGCAGAGTTTATTTTAACCCCCTATAGAGGGGAAAGGAGGCGGACACACGATGGCAACACTCATTTACGTGCCATTCCAGCCAGAGAGAGAAAACGCGACTATTTATGTTAACGAACATCCTCCTACTGTAGAGGCAGAATCGGAATGGGTTTATACCGACAATGCTGTAAATCAATTTGGACTAAAGAAGCCGGTTGATAAGCAATGGAGAAAAAAAGCTCCTAAGCATTGGGTTGATAATGGGTGGGTTCGGGAAAAAGATTCGGAGCAACTCAAGCTATTTTAGGCGCCCTTCGGGGTCTGCCATCCAATACAGGAGGGAACAAACATGTCAACTTTAACTTTGGAACAAATGTACGAAATGCAGAAGGCGCTGGACGCCAAGATCATCGTTGAGAAGGGGCTGGAAGGCAAAGACCTGCTGCCAAACACGGTGCTGGCGTTACAGGTTGAAATTGCCGAGCTGGCGAACGAATGGCGCGGGTTTAAGCATTGGAGTAATGACCGGCAGAAGCGGACGAAGAAGGAAATCACATGCTCTTATTGTAACGGTACAGGGGACGAGAATAGCGAAGCTAATATTCAAAATTTGCTAGATGGCGGCAGTGGTGAGCCATATAAAAAATGCAGTGAATGCGATGGCAAAGGAATGACAGGCTATAGCAATCCCCTCCTTGAGGAATACGTAGACTGCCTGCATTTCTTCCTGAGCATTGCGCGGCAGCTTGACCTTCCGGCATCAGACCTCTATAGCTGGGAAGATGGTGTCGAAGGGGAAACGACAATTCTCTTCTCCGAAATAATGCATAATGTGGGAATGATTCATGCAGACAAGATGCTTACACGAGATTTCGAGGATGTACAAGCATTTAAACGGGAGTGTTTCAGGGCAGCTTTGTTCATTTTCCATGCTTTAGGCGAGCAACGTTTAGGCTTCACCTTTGAGGACGTCTCAGCAGCCTACGCAGCCAAGAACGCCGTTAACCATGAGCGTCAGGCTAACGGGTACTAGGAGGGGATATATATGAAAAAACCCAAGTATCAAAATTACAGGGTCTGTTACGACAATGGGAACGCGGCTACAGGTACAAAGATTTATGAATTGCATAAATATTGCGATTGTCCAGGTTGCAAGACCAGAACAGCGATGAAAAGAGAACCCGTCAATCATGCCACCGCCACTACAAAAGATATTTCAAAAGTGGACGAAGTAGCTGAATTTTTGAAAAATTGGACTTGTGATGATGGGAAAATATATTTGAAAATAGCGTATTTTCAATTTTGAATACAGAAATACATGGGAGGGATATAAAGTGAAACTCAAAGCAAAATGCCCAAAATGTGGAGTTAATAATTGGAATCGAGATTGGGATAAAGCGACAAGGAATGTTTTTACAGGAAGCAACATCGGTAGTATATCTGATCCTGATTACAGAGATTGTTGCATCCATGTTTGTCCGTCATGCGGGGAAGAAATTGACGGAATTACAGATGTCGATTAGGTCTGAATACATGGGAGGGAACGACATGTTCGGTCATAACTTTTACGCATCATTGTTGCTAAGGTTTGTGCTCATCATCTGCGGACCAGCATTTTCGCTTGGCATATTCGTAGGCTGGCTGATTTGGGGTTAGGCATCACCCCATATAACCACCCATACAAAACGGAGGAGGGACGACAGTGCTAGAAACGCAACCGATAACGTATGCAGACGCCTGCGCTTATGTGGAGCAGTATCATCGGCATCACCCAGCACCACAGGGTCACAAATTTAGCATCGCGGTGGCTGACGAGCACAAAGTTGTAGGTGTGGTCATGGTCGGTCGTCCGGTAGCGAGGCATTTGGATAACGGTAGGACGTTAGAGGTCACTCGCTGCTGCACGGACGGGACGCGAAACGCGCCAAGCAAGCTTTACGCAGCTGCCTGGCAAGCAGCGAAAGCTATGGGATACCGCAGGCTTGTCACCTATACACTGGCACAGGAACCGGGCACAAGCCTGAGAGCTTCGGGTTGGAGGTCACTCTACCAAACGCAGGGCGGAAGTTGGAATTGCGAGTCTCGCCCGCGTCTGGACAAGCATCCAACCGGACAGAAAACAATCTGGGAGATACTCGCTGAATAGTACCACCCATACAGCCGTACCCACGAGCTGGCGGCCTGTCACGCCTTTCGATAGAACGTCAGTTCGTGGATTAACCATTAGGGAGAGATGATAGATGAATTTACAACTATTGATTAAAGAACTTATGGAGCATGACATGAATAAAGATGCAGTCATCAAAGTAGGCGATGAGTTTTTGGAAATCTTAGAGGTTGAATTAACTACGAATGATTATGGTCAAAGAGTTGTAGCGATTAAAACTCGATAGGGAGAGATGAACATGAGCAAAAATATCGTAGTTCACACATTTTATGAAAATGGCGTAGCAGTATGGCGCGCGGAGTGGTACCAGAAATTCACCGAAGCAGAACTTAAGCAGAGAGCAGCGGATTCGGGGTTTGACGTAGATCATGTCAGCGATACGACAGGACGACTTGTTAACCTTAAGGAGGGCGTGTGAGCATGAGAAAAAGAAACAGATTTAAAGGCAAGGACGTAAACGGCAACTGGCACAGTGGGAATCTCACCGTTCTCCAAGTTGACGTTAAAGATGTTAAGAAGGGTTGCTATATTTCGAATAAGGCAGGATTGCCTTTTGCTTTCCAGGTTCGCCCAGAGACAGTCAGACAATGTACGGGCCTTCCGGATGGAAAAGGTTTAGAAATGTTCGGCGGCGACATTACCGAGTTGGAAGTGGACGGAGAGATTCGGCGCTTTGTCGTTAAAGTTGGAACGGTAGTACGTGATATCGTCAGTCATCCATCATTTACGGATGAGACGGCGCGAGCATCCATTACAGGCGTTTATTTTGAGTGGCAGGGATTCAAACTGTTTCCGCTTGTGGACGAGCATGGTGTGCCTGATAACGAGCGTATGGTCATCGTGGGCAATGTTTGGGATAATCCAGAACTGTTGGAAGGGGTGAGCGGTAATGACTAAACATTTGGACCGCGCTAAACTATTGGACTGGCTGGGTCCGGATGCCGACTTTTCCAAATACAAAGGTGGCTTGATACCTGCTGCTGTAGTGGCTCATCAATACATCAGAGATGCGATTAAGGCAGGCAAGTTTGACGTTGAGCCTAGCGGCAATACGGAGCAGCTGCTGGCAGAGGTAGAGAGGCTGCAACAGGATAACACAAAGTTGAGCAAAAAACTTCAAGCAAGCAGAGATAGTGTGTATGGGATATCAGTCGAGGGAGACGAAGCACGTTCAGAACTGAACGAAGCAATGGCAGCCAACGCCGCGCTGCTGGAAGGGCTACAAGACATAAAACATACAATCGCCATGTCAGGGTTTTACAGTAACGCTGATAGCCTCAAGCGGGTGCTAAATACCGCTGGTAAAGCTTGTCTTGACCTTATAGTCCTATACGGGGGTAAGGGGGAAGCGACATGACCACAATCAAGCCTGTCAAGATATCACCACAGCAGGCTTTAGTGCTGGAGCATATCCGTGCTAACGATAAGGTGACTAAAAACTCGATCATTCAGAACATGAGTCTCAACCATAATAGCGCGAGCAACGTGATATCCATACTGTGCGATCTAGGTTTGATCCGCAAAGAGCAGGCGCCGCAAGGTCACTTCCTGCATGCCACGGACAAAGCATATAAGACCGGGCGCGCCACTCCAGAGGATTACGCAAAGGGGTTCATAGTCCGCGAACCTGATTTGCTGCTCGAGCATGCAACGACTCTGGAGTTGACGCAGGAGCAATGGGACACGATTGCGGCTAATCCGGGCATGCCCCGCACGCAGCTGGCGAGGCTCTTAAAAATAAGCAAGTTTGACCTGAATCTAGCGATTGATCGCATTAAAAATCCAAAACCAAAGGGGAAATAATCCATGGCAAAAGCAAAAGCGGCAGAAAAGTTTCATAGCGTAGGCAGGGAAGAGGATTACGAGCAGTTGAATGACATCATTAATAAGCATCATAGGGACTTTGCGGACTCGGAATTCTTGATCCTGTTCAAGCATGGCGGCTGGAAGTCGAAGGGGAAGGTGGTTTTCGGCAAGTTCAAGGTTCTCGGCGATGACCTCCGCAGCACATGGGGGAAAGATGCGATTTTGTACCTCAACGCTGACATGTGGAAGCAGATGGCCCCAGCACAAAAGGTGTATGTTCTCGACCACGCGCTGTTCGGGCTCGACTTCAAATACGACCGCCACAAAGACGTCAAGGAAGCTGCTGACGGTCGCCCATTGCTTACGACAGTGCCGCCGGACATTGAAGCTTATGCCGAAGTAATCAAACGTCACGGAGCTGTTACGGAGGACGTGAAGCGGCTGGCGAAGTCGATGAAAGAAATGAATCAGCTTACCATTGACGATATTCAGGAGCAACCGCCAGAACAGCCACATGAAGGTGTTAAGGTAACGGTCGGACAGGATGGAGTAGTTGAAACAGTTGAAGAATATGACGAAAAGAACCAAATGACGCTTGAAGAGGCGCATGCTGCAGCGTTGGCGGAGGAAGCAGCTAGGCAGGATGATCCGATGCACGACATGAAGCGAGAAGGCGGTCTGCTATTCACTGATCCAGAAGAGGACGAGGAGCACGATGAGCATGAAGAGTCAGGCGGCGAGGACGACTTTTAATGCGCCTCAACTGGTGGCTCATCGCAGCGCTGGCAGCATGTGCAGCATTTTGGGTAACGCTCATCGTGCTGCTTAGCAGGATTTAATCAATGCCCCGGCTTCGGCTGGGGCTACTAATAGAAGGGACGTGAGAGGGTGGGCAAGTCACAACGGGCAGGCAAAGTTCCCGAAATTGGCACTGACGGATTTCTTACCGATCTCAGGGAGCTCAAACAGTCCTATCGCAACACTTACTGGCTGCTGCGGCGCTCATTGATAGATGCCGGCGAACAGCATCCTGATTACAAGACGATCAAAGAGGCCATATCCGATGTCAACTATGCAATCATGTGGCTGCATACAGGCAAGCAGCCAGGCACTCGCAGAGGCATCGAACGGCGCAGCGTGTATCAAAACACCGTGCTGCTGGACCCGATGATTATGCAGAGCTTTGCAAATCCGGTTAACAGTCGGAGCGGTTCGTCACTCACTGAGGATGAGAAAAAGGCGCTGGAGGAAGTATTGGAGATTTTAAGCCCGCAGGAGCGTGAGTGTTATGTAATGGCTCACGGGCATGCGATACCGCATCAGCAGATTGCTCGGATGCTTAAGCTTTCAGAAGGTACGGTTTCCACATACATTAAGCGGGCACATGAAAAGGTATCCCGTGGCTGGGAAGGGACATTGTTTTGA